AGATATAATCAGAATAAAAGATATTTAGGAACAAATAATGATTACAGTACAAAATTGGGCATCCTAACTCTGTAAGTCTCTGTGTATCAGCAATAGTAGTAAAATAACAATCCTTTTATTTTACATAAAAATGCCACAAAAAGGTAATTTAAGGTAATCCGAGGTTACTTTTTGCAAGTAATATGCAAGTGTGGTTTACCTGTAGATTGAAGGATTACAAAAGAAATCATCACTATGAAGGTATATGTAGAGTCAAAGACAAACAAGGTATTTTTCTCAGTAACCCACATGACAAAGAGGTTCTATGTCTACACCGGGTTGCAGACAACCGAGAAGTTCACCGGCATGATGTTTCCGAAGTCAGACAAGTCAGCAAAAGCGAAGACGAGAAGACTTGCGGAGCTGTATGCCAAGTGTGAGAGCTATATCCTTGACCATCATGACGAGTCGCCGGATATGATGAAGGAACATCTGAAGGAGATTTGTACGGGAGCAAAGAAAGAAGACAAGTCTCCGTTCCTCAGTTTCATGAAGGCATTCGCTGAGACAAGAGAGAGGCCGAATACCAGGAGAAGCTATGAGAGAACCTACCGATGCGTAGAGGCATACGACGGTAAGTGCAGTTTCAACACAATAACCAAGGACTGGCTTGAAGGGTTCATCAGGCATGAGATGGATAAGGGAAGGAAGACCAACGGCATCTCGAACGACATAACACACATCAAGGCAGTCTTCAAGAAGGCCATCGATGATGGTAAGACGCAGAACTTTCCGTTCCACTATATCAAGCTCAAAAAGGAGGAAACAAGGAAGCGCTGCCTGTCACTGGAGCAGATGAGAGAACTAAGGGATGCCAAATTACACGGCAAGCAGGCCCTGTACCGAGATTTCTTCATGTTGGGGTTCTACCTCATAGGCATCAATGTTTCGGACCTCCTGACGCTGAAGAAGGAGGATTTCCGCAATGGTAGGATAAGCTACTACCGAAACAAGACAGGTAGATTGTACGACATTAAGGTGGAGCCAGAGGCTATGGAGATAATAAGCAGATACCGCAGTAGAAAGCCGCAGTACCTGCTCAGGTTCTTCGAAGACGCAGGAACTTTCGACGTAGACCACTTCACAAACAACATGAACCGTACGCTGAGAAGGATTGGCCCGAAGGATCCTAAGGATATGAGAAAGTCATCACCTCACCCTATTGACAGCAAGATTTCTTCGTACTACAACAGGCATAGCTGGGCGACGTTTGCGTCAGAGATAGGTATTTCACTCGAAACAATCGGTAGAGCACTGGGCCACTCCGTATGGGAGAAGACGGTTACAGCCATCTATGTCAAATACGACAACAAGGCAGTTGACGAGGCGAACCGAAAAGTCATCGACTATCTGAACGGTTAACAAGAAAAATCCCCACGCCATCGGAAAATGACGTGGGGAAAGTTGTTTTATGACAAGTATCTATTTATCGAGTTCGTTCAAATCCTTGGTAAGCTCAGAGATTTTATTGGAAATATCATCACACCTCTTATCGAAATGATTCATCGCATCGATAAGTTGTCTCAATGTTATCCTGTGCTTGCAGTAATTAACCTTTGCGTGTTCGCATGACCATCTTTCCCTCCACAGCTTCATCAGTAGTGTATAGAGGTTTACGAGCTTGCTCTTTTTGGCAATCTCTAGATGATCACTCTCCGCATCATTCAGCTTTTCCTTTGTCTCTATCAGCTCTATTTGAAGCTTCTCGTTGCAGCGTTTGGTGTAGCAGACTTCAGAAATGAGGAAAGTTATGATGAAGCAATCTGCAAATGTATTCCAAAACCCAAGGAACGCCTCCGCAATACAGACGCAAGTCCCGAGGATGATGCACACGACTAAGATATCGATGCGGTCGAAAATCATTTTTAGTCTTTCTTTCATACGCTACAAATCGTTTTTATAATTATTGGTTACAATCCAGGAGCTCATTACAATATTGAATATAAGCAAGATAATAATGATCGCCCAGTACTGTACGTCGGTAAGTTCAATTGTGAGATAGTCAAAATCCTCGAAGTTCTTTCTGTGCCACTCCTTTTCTACAATCGGACCGATATACTCGGCGTACTTTTCGAGATTTACAGGATTGCTCTTAAACCAGTCTCTACTCTTAACGCCTACAACCGGGCTATCACACCATGAGAATGCGTTGCACCACTTTACATTCTTGTTTTTATCGATGCCGACACACACGACAAGTTCATTCTTATTGCCGCCCTGCCAGTATGAGCGCTGCTTTTCAACGATTTCTTCCGGCTTGTTCGTAAAGAACAGGACGAACACCCTAAACTGCTTCCGCTCGCCATAGTATCCGTTCAGCCATCTCATCGCCTTCTCCTGATTTTTCGGGATCTTCAGTCCGAGAACAGGATTCTGGTCATAAAGAACGATATCCGGATACTCGAACAGTCCAAGCTTTCGCGCCTGCTGATAATCTATATCCTCAAACTTGAAAATAGAACGTGAGGCTTTCACTTTATTCTTATAATCGTGCTCAGAAGATAATGTGTACGAGTTTTCAATGGAACCATCCCACGCCCATTCCTGAGCATCACCATCCTTAGTGTAGTAATCCCTGTGCATATCAATAAACACGCTTTGGGTTCCGAGAATCTTTCTGACTACATTAAACTCGTTGTCGGTCATGAAGTATTCTTCCTTGTTCCTAGCATCAAAATAAGTCCAACGTTCAGGGTGATTGTCAACATACGAGCAATCATACGTTTCCGTACGTTGATGCTTTCCGCTTCCAACGGTCCTTGTACACGTGCGGTGTATGTACTCATTCCAGGCATCGTAATGACGGATTCTTGTAACGTAGCTTCCGAGATACTCCGTGTCGGCAGCATTGGACTGCTTGAACACGAACTCCATGAGGATTCCTATGAGGATTGAAGGAACAATGAGTACTGCGTATTCCCACCAGGTGGTCTGCTTCCTGAAGAAAATCAACAGGAAAGCAGCAACCACGAATGGGATTAGAAATATGAATATTTCCATAAGCCGTTACTTCTAGAACAGGTCTACATCGTTATCCTCTCCAAGCTGCATGATCATCTTTGTCTTGGATGAGGAGATAACCTTGTATTCGATAGGCTTGGTGTCAGATACGAACCACTTCGCCGGATATGTCTTCACGAGCGTTTCGTGCTCACGGATGATATCGAGCATTCTCTCCTGTGATGTCTGAAACTCGGAGCGCTGTATCTCTATGGACTGCATGAGGTCCTTGTATAGCGAAACGTCGAAGTTAGGATTACTTTCCTTGATCCACTTCATAAGAGAGCCGTCTCCCTTTGAGTATCTGCCCTCGATAAGTTTCGGATAGATGGACTCGAATGCGGACTTGTACTCATCCGTAACCTGTGCCTTCTGCTGAAGAACCTTCCACATCTTGTCGTGAACACCCTCAATCTTGCCACGCTGAGCCTCTGACTGCTGGCGAAGTGAGATTTCCTGGTTGTTGTAATGGAAATAACAACCGATAACTGAACCTGCGGCGAGTACTACAATTGCGAGTACTGATGCCAAAATAATGTTTTTTACACTCATAATGTTTAAAAATTTTAAAAAATATACTTAGTCTTTTATTTTAAAAATATCAATCAACACAAAAGCACCTAGGAGGAGGAACCAGATACTCTTCTCTCCGTATGCACTACTGGTGTCAAATCTTACAGTCGGTACTAGGTAATAAGAACCTTTCAGAATATCGCAATGGAAGGCTATCATTATCTTTTCGGTTCTGATTTCCAGACGGTCAGTACTCTTGTTTAGTCTTATTTTCATGTACTTAATCTTTTTGGTTTGACAACTTGTTGTTGAGCCTGATATAGAAGTCTTCCTCAGACTCTCCGTTTTCCTTGAAGTCGAGATTGTTTTCCTCAACGAAGTCAAGGATAGTCCAGACGCTCTTCCTACCAAGATTTCTGAGCTTCATAAGCTCTGACCTTCCCCGGAGATTACGAACCAAGTCGCCTACGGTATATACGTCGAAGCCTTTGAGTGCATTCAGGATGCGGACAGAGAATCCGCAGTCCTTTAAATCCCTGGAAAGGATCAGCGGAGGAAGTACTGCGCTACTGACTGGCTTGTCACCTTTCGCGCGCCGGTATTCGTCGAAGCTTACCTGTAGAGACTTGATTACCTTCTTCAGGCGCTCAACCTCATACTGCAAGGTTCTGTTCGTTGAGAGCTCAGCAATTACAATATTCTCGTTGTAGGTGAGTTTATTGCAAGTCTTTTCTGCTATCTGCCTGATTCTCGTTGCAGACACGCCGTACTTGATTGACAGCTCGTCATAGGTCATTCCATTAATGATGTCCTTGAGAAGATTGGACTCACGATAGGTAAGATTCGGTAATACACCTAGATGCGACATTGTATTGATTACACCGAACAGCATGCCTACGGCGTTTGCAGCAAGCTTGCCGTTTGCGGTAGCTCTGTCTCTCAGTTCAGTGAGCTCTACGTTGATTACGCGCTTGCGATACTCGACTTCCTTGAGCTTCTCGTCAATCATCTTCTCGTTTGCTGTAATCATCTTGTATTTCTGAGCATATTTCTCGATATCCTCGCTGTTGACATACAGGATGCCGTGTTCGCCTACGTAGCTTCCAAGGATGCCTTCCTTGATGTAGTTGCTGATAGTCTGTCTTGATACTCCCAGTATCTCGGCAGCTTTGTTTCTTGTTATTCTTGCCATAGAACTAATGTTTGTAGTATTTAACTAAATGTCATATTCCTGACATTATGAAAGTTTACAGATAATCTGATCTTGCGCAACCTTGTGACATTTTCTCTGTAATTGTAATCTTGGACAACATACATGATTGCCGGGCGTCCTTGTGCCATCATGGCATTATAGCTACCAAACACCTCTATAATCTCACAAGGTAAATTTTCCAATATAGGACTACCGATTTCGACTTTTACAATATCTCCAACATGAAACTTGGAATTTCTTACTGCGTACTCGGTTGCCAGATTATTCATATCTTCTCTAAATTTGTTACATAACGCCATACGGCGGTTAGTAAGCTCATCAAGTGGCATCCTACATTTCTCTACGAGCAAGCCGTCAGGGGACTTTATTCCTATCTGTCTTGTATCATACTTCATAATCTCTACAATTTATGATATTAATATTCTTTTTTAAAAAGGTTATATGAAACAGGCAATAGACCTCTGAGAGAGTGGTTCTCCCCCTTACCCCCATCTTTCATTGAAACGATGAGAGCTTGGAAGGAATATTCCACTCGAAGTTACATGAACCCAGTATAATGAGCCCCTTCGGTCGGATCGGTTGCCAAATCGTACAGCACCTAATCTAAGCAGCTTTCTAGGTACGCCTAGCCCTGCCCGCCTTCTGCCTTCAGTTCCTGCGGTGTCACCATGCACCTCTTGTGACGTGGGTTTAAAGTCTGTGTAGCCGAGTGTATTTAGCCGACAAGCCACCAAGACTACCTGTCAGACCGAAAAAGGAAGAAAACCCTATCCTTTGTTCGTGTTGCGCTCCGAACTCTGGATAGGGTTTCGTATAGGGAAGTGAATAAACACTTAAATATACTCAATATGTCCGCTGCTTAGTGCGCAACTACTAACAAGCACTGCAAAGATACTACGATTTTCTGTTCTGTGCAATAGTTCAGTTTTCACCATAAACCGTACTTATTAAAGTAAAAAGTGAGGACAAGCATTTTAAAGATACTGGTATAACTAAAGGTTTCGTGTGGTGTAAAATCTGCTAATTGTAATATTCATTAAAGTACAGAATATTTACAATTAACGTAGTTTAAGAAAAAAGTGTGATTTTCGTTGTTTTTTGGGTGGTTATCTTAATAAAATAGCCGCCTATCTATTAAGTGATAAGCGGCTAGTTGTATGAATTAATCCTTGACTTCGCACACGTGTTTTACGATATACGCGAAACCGATGAGTACGACGGATGATAGAAAGGAAGCAATGCCAATTGGGATTCTATCTATTGCGGCATAAGCTTTGATGTCCGAGTCAAATATTGCTGCGCCTAGATTGTAGAGAACAACCAATGCAGACACGACAGCGGCAATATTTCCGGCTATCATGAGAATCTTTACTACTAGCTTTTCACTCATATAAATTCGCTTGACCGTGTTGCGTAGGGCTTAAATTATTACTCGTCAATAATATCACATCCATTGATGTTTATGTATTCAAAAACGCCTTTATTCTTGCGTTCCTCGTTCCACTTTGCAACTTCTAACTTTGTGACAGAATCACGACCAATGAGTTTCGCTGCATACTTTAGAGCCTCATTTTTATTCTTAAACTCTTCTCTGTGATATTTTCCGTCTACATACGAAGTCAATACAGAGCGACAGTTGAAGTATTTGCCTTCTGCGTCGTTTGTAGCATAGACCTCACACATTTCCTCTTCCACGATAAAGTACACTTTCATGCCGTCATAGTGTTTTTCGAGGAGCTTATTGAAGTCCGTTGCTCCCCATGCCTCCTCTGCCTCGATGCTCAAGATACCATCTGACAGCTCAAGATTCTGGATAAATCCACGAATGTAGCTGTCACCAATTTCCTCGCCAAGAGCCAGGATGATGTTTCCTTCCCAGTTCTCAGACGATCCTTCCTCCATTACAGGACGCTCTTTGTTCATAAACGCCTTGCAAAGGTTGCTTAACTCCTGAAGGTCCTTCTGGTTGCCTTCAATACGATAGTTTGTGAGAGCCCAATTTGCCATAATTCTTATTTTTTTAAAAAGTTATTAATTGCAGGAGCCGAAGCTCCCTATTTTTGGCTAATCGGGGCCGTTTTAAAAAATCCCCTCCTACCCTCACGGGCAAGAGAGGACAATCATTTAAACAATCTAGCTATGAAAAACTAGAAATATCTTATTTCCCGCACTTAACAACTTCGAAAACACGATGTTCTCTGTCGGCGGAAAGTCTATTACCTTCTTCATCGCATATGTGGCCATCTTCGTTGACCCACATCTTCTGGTTGAACATCTCTTCGCACATTCCCAGAATCTTAAGATATTCCTGTGCCTCGAAGATGACGTTCTTGCCATCACGCTCTGCCATCTTGAAGTTCTCGATAAGATCTGGATTCAGGTCAGGTGCAGTGATATCGTACTCGTCCATCTCCTCGTGGTATTGGAAGTTCAGTGACTCCAACTCTTCCACCATTGCGGAGTTCGTACCAATCTCGCCAGTCAGAGCCTTCATAACGGTCTCCTTTTCTAGCTTTTCGTACTTCTTCCGGCACTCATTGATGAGTTTATTCAACTCTTCTACTGTATAATCTTCTACCATATTCATTATTTTAATTGGTTAAACAATGGCAGGAGATGGCAGCTAACCACCTCCAGTTTTAGCTTAATCCTCATCTAGACCATTATCGAGGTCTTCTTCATAGACGCCGAACAATCTCAGTGTATTGCTGTCAATCTCGGTCTTACCGACAATGTAGCGCTGTGTCATCTGTATATTAGGCATACCGTTACTGGTATGTCCCATCATGACGGCAATCTGCTCAAGAGGCACTCCCTTCTTTGAGAGATTCGTTGCGAACGAGCGTCTGCCGGTATGGGATGAGACGAACCGATACTTCTTTCCAGTCTCTTCCTTTCCAGCTTTGAACACTTTTGTATTCGTATCTATTCCGCAGTCACGACAGATTTCGCGGAGTGCTCTATTGAACGTCCTTTCACCTATCTCACCCGGAAGAGGCTCGTCACCAGTACCGCATACGAGGAACTTACGGAGCTTCTTGTGAAGTGGAACCCTTACCTCGGTCTTTGTTTTCTGAGTAACATAGACGAGGAAGTGTCCGGTATCATCTATGTTCTCTTCCGTCATTCTCTGGCAGTCGCTGTAACGTGCGCCACAGAGACATTCCATGATAAACATTCTCTGAACATATCTTTTTGTTTTCCCGTGAGGGTTGTACTTTATGATTCTGTTTATCTCCTCATCAGAGAGATATACAGACTGGACCGGTACAGCCTTCGCTCTAAGTATTCTGCCGAACGTAGGACTAGGAATTTCCCTGGTAGCATCGTTCTCACGTATCACAGCCTTGATGGTTGCACATACGGTTCTTGCCGAGTTAGGAGCGTAGTTCTCCTGGATCTTCTCGAAGAGGTCGCGCAGATTGTCGTCGGTGATGTCTTCCCATAATGGCTTATGTCCAAGCATCTCTTCGAACATCCTTACAACCTTAATAAGCTTCGGGTATTTCCAGATGTATGCGCCATAGAACGTGTCATGCCTCCAGGCGTTGCTGTGATAATTGGCGAACCAACCCTGCTTGATGGCAGTCTTGTACTTCTGCTGCTGTGTGTAGCTAAGAAGTCTCTCCCAATCTCTTGTCTTGATTCTTATTTCTTCTGTCATAATTCTATAATTTTGGTTACTAGTGGCAAAGATACGAAAAGTTTATAATATAAACCATCGTCTTTGCCGTTTTTAACGCTAATTTAACCTTCCGAAGCAGTCTGCTTCTCGACTGATACGAGTCTTAGGGTAGAACCATTATGGTCATTCCACACACGCATGTAGTCTTCCGCCTCATCCAATGCATCTTTATATGATTTTGCTCGGAATACGTACGGATTCTCCTTAGAAATGAAAATTCCATCATTGTAGGCAATCTTATACTTTGCAGCATAGACACCAATATAGCCGTTCAGCTCGTCGTTCAGACTAGTAGCGATGTCTGCAAGAAGGTCAACTGGTATATCGTCATCGATAGTTTTTGCTTCCGGAAACTCAAACCCTACAGAAGTGCATCGGCTATGAATGATAGGGATAGCTGTATCGCTGTCGCCTACTTCTACGATGTTCACCTCCCTGTTGTCGCCGGCAAGTACAGGCCAATCGAACACCTTTCTGCTCACATTGTGCTCTCTCATTATCTCACGGATGGTGCATGCAAGTTCCATCTTTGCTGTTGAACGCAACTCATCAATCTTGTCTTTCAATACTTTTCTCTTCATAATCTTAATATTTTGGTTTAACTTGATGCCCACCGTTCCCGGCAGGCTTGTTTGGCTTAGTCTTTTCTTTCGATATCAAGGCCCATAAGCACGCCTTTCATATAGGCTAATGCCTCTTCCTTGCAGTCCGATAGAAACTTCTGACAGCCATCAATGATAACGCCGTACTTACCGCTCGGATAATTCTGTAGAGAGCACGAGTGGTAATACTTTCCGGATTTCTCCTCGATTTCTCCTGCGAGTCGCTTCCCTTCGTCGGTCTCATTTGGACGATTTTCTGGGTACTCATCGTAAAAATACTCGTGCCATAAATCTAGTAGCATATCCTTGCAATCCTCCATATCTTGCAAAATATCCGATAATTTGTATGGCGCGCCGTTAGCACCATGTCCATCCTCGCCAATCCATTTACTGGCTTCCTCGTCAGGATCGAAGTCGCTATAATATTGATACAACTTATCCATGAAATCAGACTTATTGCCATTCTCGAACCAAATTGTGGCGATGAAATCTTGGTCTTGTGGGGAATACTTCTCTAACTCGATGCAAACCTCACCTCTTTCGTTAGGTGTATCGTCAACATTATAACTCCATCCTAAATTCTCTGCTAATTTCAAAAAATCATTCATATCTTTAATTTTAATTGGTTAATACTAGGAGCGTGAAACGGATTGTTCCACGCCTTGTTCGGCTTTACACCGGCAGAGACACGATGTATTCCTTCTTCTTCTTTCGTGTTCTGCTCTTCACAGTGAATCCACAAAAATCTCTCAGCCACCCGGCAGCATTGCCGATGAAAGGCTCGTTCACCATAAGGATAGGACGGAGCATACCGTTCTTCTTCATGAACTGATAGTCTATGAAGTCGAACGGGTCATCCGGGTCCTCACTCTTCTTCTCCCAAACGCTGACATCGAGATAGTCAATGAAGTCTCCCTCTGGCGGGTTATCCATCTCGATGAATCTCTTCGGAGTTAGGAGAATCGTTTCCTTAGGCTCATGGGTCATAAAGAAATTCTCTACAACCTCGTTGAACTTGTCCATGTCCATCTGTTTCTGGACAATGCCCTTTCTCTTCATGATGTCAGAAGCTTTGAGCATTCTTGTACCTCTTCTTGCTGTTGCCATAATTCAAAATTTTAATTGGTTAGACATAATGTACCCCGTCATTCCTGACGAGGATTTTGGCTAGTGTGCGAGGAATCCTACCGCCTGTCCTTTCCCGATAGACCAGCACAACCTATCTTCCTTCAGACACTCTGTGCAGTTTCCGGTACATAGACGTGTTCCTTCCGGAGCAGACGTTCCGCTCTCGAAGATAGGATGCGCCTCCGGAAATCCGTGGCGGTTATCCATCTTGAGACCAAGCCATCCGCTAAATAAGATGTGCATGTTCTCAGGAATGACGTTTCCTTCATCAAGGTACTCGTTACACACATCGAACATCTTCGTGAACGCCAGGAACTTGGTATCCTTATGCTTGCGGGCAACCTCGCACATCTTGTCAAGATACCATTTGTCCTGGATGTCACCGCCGATATGGAATCTGAATGCTCTAGGATAGCGGTAGTTGAGGTAACCATCAATTTCCTTGAAGTATCGTTCAGGATCCTCGTGGAGGATGGCAGAATTGATAGCTCTCGTCTTGATGACCTCCTTGTAAATCATGTCATTGCGCAGGTCGTAGCAGCTCTTCGCACAGATTGCACAGTTACCGCAATCCATGACCGGGATAAGCGATACAGATGGGATTGCTCCCAACTTGTTGTTGCCATCGCTGATCTTGACATGCAAGTCGCTGACGTTCTCTAATGCGTTCTCATAAGCTGCCTGTGCCTTTGACAGACGAGTCTTCATTCCTTCCTTACCTAATGTCCAGTAATTTCTACTCATAATTCTAATTTAAAATTGGTTAAACTTGGGGAACAAAAAAACCGGCGTGTCTCACGACAGACCGGCTTGAACCATTTAAACAAAATTTAGTTATGATATGAGTAGTCAGCCAATATTGGCTGACCTGTTTGGCTAATCTTTCGGTACGTTCCAATGGAATGAAATCGTCGCTTCGTCTTCGTAGATGAAGAACGATATTAATAGCTTTGCGTCTCCCTCACGCTCGTCATCTATGTACTGCATGTACGCCGGAACCATGTAGGTCGTTAGGTGACATTCGTCTTCAGTCAAGTTTTTTATGACTGCATTTCCAAAATCATCAAGCTTGTCCGTGCTTCTGTAGGGCTGCGGAATGCATTTCAGCTCGACAACATTGCTCTTGACGGTGGCCATTACCGGAACACCGGCAATGAATCCTAGATACGTATTACCTGAGAATGCGTAGCTTCCGTCATCGAACATGTTCTCTTCCCACCAGTCAAGCATAACATTCTTGTTGTCAAGGGGTGCTGGAGTAAGCTTGTCTACATCGATTATCTTCTTAATCTTCTTCATAATTCCTCATTTTATTTGGTTAAACATTGAATCGGTTACCGAATCAGTAACCGACTTTTGGCTAGAATGGTCCCCGGCTGGCGCCTTACTCTATAAGTTCGATCTAGAGAGCTTTAGCTCGAAGGATTACCTCCAGTGAATGCACTGGAGGAGATCCTTCGTTGCAGAAGCTTTTGTGAATTGCTGCCGAGCCACCATTCTTCAGGTGGCGAACCTTACGTTCTACTGATGATTACTTGTTCTCGCTCTTGGCTTTCTTCCACTCAAGAATCTTGCCCTGGATGTCAATGTTAGACTCCTTGATGAGCTGCTTGAGAACACCGAGCATTCTCCAACCCTCTTCGTCGTAGATCTTTGCTTTAGACTCAAGCTCCTTTAATGAGTTGGTCTCTGACATCTTTCGTCCGTTCTTCATGAATCTTGCTCCATGGAACATGATGAGGTTTCTCATCGTGTAGTAGGAACCTGAACCCTTGTAGGCAGTAATGAACGCATCAGCCTGCTTGGTATCCCATGCGAGATGCTTGCGGTTCTTGTTGAACTCGCGAACTGCATCGTAGAGCTCCTTGTAGGTCGGTACTGCACCCATCTTGTTGGCAAGGTCACGGAGAGGATTGTATACCTTTCTATCCAAGTCAGCAACGAAGATGTTTTCGTTCTGAAGACGGATATAAGGATTGCCCTTGCAGGTATGCTTGTATGTCTTCTTCTTGTTTCCATCCTTGTCTTTCTTGACAGTGTAGATGCACTTGTCGTCGATATAGCTGCGGAGCTTGCTGATGTAGTCAATAGCCATGTCGTGTGCTACAACTCCGTTGAACCAACGATTTCTCGCCTTGACGTTCTCGTAGTCCTTGTGGTCACACATCTTCATCTGAGCATACAGCTCGTTCTCCAACATGCGCCACTGATACTCGTAGCCCTTGTGCTGCAACACCTCGTTGAATGTGCGTCCGTTCTTATCCATGTCTCGCAACATGTGGAACATCTGACTCATCACCCAACGACGGAAGAGCTTCCAGTTACTTACGTATCCACCCTCGACAATCTGCTTGCCTACCGCATCGATTGTTGCATCGTCCATGTCTACAGGAACTGCTGCGCCATTTTCGATTTTGATAAGCTGGTCGTCACCGAGAGGGAAATATTTACTAGTATCAACACCTGCTGCCTTAAGAGCTTCGAGACGCATCTGCGCCTTGGTCTTCTTGGTAGCTGCTGTAGCCTCTACGTTCTTTGTTACGATGTTCAAGTTCTCACCAGTGATTGTTACAATCTGCTTCATAATTCAAATAATTTAAATTGGTTATACTAAAAATTTATTTAACTCTTGTGGATGAGGCTTACGCCCCACCCTTGTTTGGCTCAATCCAGTCTCTGAGGATAATCAGATCCTTGTCGTTCTCTGACCTCCAGAACCATGTTCCCCATCTGTTCTCCCACGCAAGGTTTCCTCTTAGAAGCTGAATCAGTATGTATAGCTCCAGCTTACATCTAGCTACCTCTCGTCGTTCACCGTACATCATGTCTTCATCGGAGAGCTCTTTCTCAGGCAAAGCCTTGAAGTAGTAGCGGCGATGTGATTCAGAGCGTTCAGACGGCACAGAATGCTTGTATGCCTTGTATCTCTGCTCTATTGCGAACAGGACTACTGCATGAGTCAGGTAAGGTGTATCTTTCGGCTTATCTTCCTCGGACATTACTACCTTGCCATTCACCCTACATGTTCTCTTCTGGAAGTTGATGGTGAACTTTGCACCATTCTCAACTGCATTGATAATCTCGTCGTATGTCATAATTCTATTGTATTGGTTAATAGGGATAGTGCTTATTCTAGCACTATCAAATTGGCTTCTTCGAGTTCATCCTTACTCAGTACATTTTCGTCTTCTCCGACGTGGATATAGAACTTATCTCCGTTCGCCCACTCCATTGCACGCATATACAACCAGTGAGCATCCTCGATAGAGAATCCGTCTGCACTTACAGAATCAAGCATCTCACCCATGCAAACTTCTGACGTTTCGTACTCTTTCTTGATTTCCTCAAGCTTCTTTAGTAATTTGCTGTTCATAATTCTTAAATATTGGTAAATAGGAGTGCGCTCAGAGAATCTGTTGCGTAACTATAAGGTCTTGATTAATACTGTATCTGAGTCCTGACGGATCCAGGTAATCACCTGGATGCTCAGGATGATTGATACCGTATTGTACAATCTATTCTCCTTGCGCACAATTCGGCTCGCAATAACCTAGTCTGACTCAACCTGATACGTTGCATTGCTTTAAGTTTTTGATTAAGGGCGTGGCATTGTTATGAAGCCAACCATCAGGAAGCGTACGCTTCCCCATCATTGGCTTCAGAATCAATGAAACGCTCGATGAACTCTCAGAACTTGCCAGACATCGCTGCAATGCGCATGACTTATCTCATGTATTATGTTGCATGGATATATGTTCGTGATTCAATCCCGTGGATTGGATACCTGCGCCTGCGGTGATAACGGCAGGCGGCAGGTATACCACTCACGTGATATTAAACCTCATACTCTTGATAAGTCGTGATGCAATTCACTTTGGTTGTTGTAGGTACACTCATAGGTCTGTTGCCTTACTGTAGGCTGATGATTTAACCCGCTTGCCGATACGCGAGATTGCTGGTATTACCAGACATATCGCGTTGATACAAGGCGGGTTGAATAAACCGACACCTCCTCGTGTACCTCGTTTGACAATAACGTTGTCTTCATCTGAGAGCGTGGCACGTAGCTATAGCAGCTTGATTCGAGGGCTGTTGTAAGCCGCCGGAGTACCCGGATATTGTTCCGGGGAGGCCGGCGGCATGTAAACAGCACTCATAAATTCACTCTCCTCTAAAGACTACCCTCGTGCTAGGGTGATTCCCTGACCGGTGGCTCGGCACAATACTTTATGTTTCTGATTTGACACAGGATTCGCCAGAATAGATGATCCAGGTCGTCGTAAGTAATGCGACGACGACCAGGATCAACTACTCTGGTTAGAGAACCTGTTGCATAAATTTCAGCCATCCGTCAGGGATTAGTGGTGTGCGCCACCGGTGGTGGTCATACGGAATGTCACATTTCTGTACTTCGTTGATGAGCTACGCCTTGTGCGGTTATATGAACATCCATGCATTGTCGGATGTTCAGATGATGTTATAGAGGCGTCGCCTGAATCGGTCCGTCCTTCTCCCACGTCCGTGTGCTCGGTTACAGAGTCTGCCGGTCAGAAGATACTGCGCATGGCTTTATAAGTTCGATAATGTCCGGTTTAGGACGAACAGAGGACCATCTAGGTATTAGATGGTCCCTGCACTCCGCAACCGGGATATTTAAAACCTTGTATCTTCATTCCGGCAAATCCTTGCGCTAGGATGCTCATCTACAGAGTATTCACCAATGTGTTGTACGCTGCCCTGCTCGTTCGCAAGGCATTCTGAGCACAGCCGATTGATAGATACCCCTTGATTTCGCTCTCTGTCTTATTCCTGTTGGCTTTCACGTTTCTGCCACGACCTCGGTCTATGCAACCTACAGCCTGAGTCTTCACGTATCCGAGACCACCGACCTTTCTCTTGCCTGTCTTGACCGCACGGATGCAGTCCATGACGAAGGTGTTGAGCTTGTCGATGTCCTCTTTCACGTTAATGACCGGAAGAACCTGAGTAGCCCAGGAATAATCGCAGTACCCCTTGTAGAGATATCTGTTAACTGCATTGATGGCTTTCGTCATCGTGGTGTCACGTTTCTTTATCGTCCTTTTCTCAATCTCCTTCTGGAAGGTCTTGATACGTGTGGACGACAGAGAGATATTGTGACCCTTGATGGAATATCCGAGGAACTTGAACCAATGATTAGCGTCAAGATACTCAACCTTCTTCGGGTTGAGCGTCATCTGCATCATCTCCAGCTCGCTCTTCATGATATCCATGGCTTTCTCATAGTCTTCACCGACAAACAGCGTATCATCTGAATAGCGGACGTAATATCCGTTAAGCTTAGATAGCTTGTCGTCAAGATGATAGAGAATGACATCAGCCAGCCATGCAGCAACAGAACATCCCTGCTTTAGGGACTGATACTTCTCACAGAGGTTGTTGTCCTCATCGAAATAGATATCCGTGTGATAGTAGTCACGAATGCCATCTATCAGTGCAGATTTTCCAAACTTCTCCTCTACTTTGTCAAATGCCCAATCAATGAATCGAATAGGCACGGAATCGAAGTACTTGGAGAAGTCGCCTTTCCATCCGATGATTTTTCCCTCTGCTGAGTATATTATCCGAGACACATCTTGCACCACACGACCGCATCCGATACCTTTCTGGTACGACGTACAGCGTGGATGCACCATCTCTGGCATCAGCTCGAACAGGAGGTCGTTGGCTATGCTCAGGAGTATTCTGTCCACATCCTCATTCACATAGACCGTACGGAAATCTCCGTTGTCTTTCGGAATCTTCGCTGTGTGTGGCGGCATTATCTTGTAATTGCCGCTCTTGATCCTCTGATACATAGCCAGACGAGCCTCCGGCGTTGTAAGCTGATACATTACTGCTTTGTTCATGTCCTTGAATAAGCCTTTATCAATGGCATACTTCCATCTGGCTTTCTCGAAGAACATCTCTAGGATTCTGTCTTCATTCATAATTCTTGTGTTTTGGTTATTGTGCGCAGTCCTTAGCTGCGCTTTTTAGGCAATGTTACTTCATCGCAAGGGAAGCACTGGTATATGGGCCACCAGTATTCGTTATCAATTCCCGCGAATCCTCTTTTCTCTGAAACGTGAGTCACGATGTGCTCCTTTGACTGAGAATGTATATCGCAGTACACTCTCATTCCTACCTCGATTTTCTTCATATCTATAATGTTTTGGTTATTGGTAGGGAGATTGCTCTCCCCGTTTGGCTAGTCGATATGCTGGAGTGCTACGCTGTCATCTTCTTCGGATTCTCTCCAGTACTCCTGATCTGGTTCGATCTCGATAACCTCACCTGAGAAATTGTCAGCGTCAAGAATAATATCGCTATTATTATAGGCATCCTGCACTTTCTGTACGGCTTCATTCTCACTCTCAGCATCAACGCTGACTACCTTGTTCAAATGTTCTGTGACTGATACGTAATATCTCTTCATAATTCTCTTTACTTAATTGGTTAATAGTGATAGCCCGGAGGCTATCTTTTAGGCTAATGCGTTCAATACTCTGTGGGCGTTGTATGCGACAGGATTCTGATACTTCATCTCCGCATTGATTCTACGCTCACAAATCTCAATGCATCTCTCGTGTGCAATATTCTCGGATAAGGCATCAAACTCGATATGGGTGCTGCCAGATGATGGCTTGCCCACACAATACTTGTGCCCGTCACGATAGCACACGATTTTTCTGTTCACTCTGTAGATAGTTCTACTTCCCTTCTGTGAAATTGTAATCTTTCCCATAATTCTATTTAATTGGTTAATGGAAGAGGAGCATGCAAGCTCCCCTTGTTAGGCTGTTTCTTTTAGTTTGATTCCATTCTCTTCGAGAGCGTCTTTAATCAGCTCGTCAGAGTCCTCGTAGTACTCTCCCCAGCAGGAATCAATCTTTTCCCACTCGTAGGAATCAGAAGATTTACCGTCTTCGTACGATTTTGTATACGGGCGTTTCTTTTCTAGGACGTAACCTTTTACATCACCCCACATCCACATACCAATATTCTTGACTTCGCTCTCAAACAGCTCGATGGCACGATTCTTCCAGTTCTTGGTATTCGTATCCACCATCTTCTTGAAGCGCTCCTTGTCGCAGTAGGCATATCCGCTGACATAATCTCCCTGGCTGTATCCAGTAGAAGACCACTCGTAGAATGCAATATCCTTGCAGTCATGCAGAAGATACGTGAAATCGTCCTCTTCGAGGATATCACAAAGCTCCTCTCTATAGTCGAATCTCTTCAAGTCGCTCGGACAGAACTCTTCGTGGTTGTACCACTCACCCTTGTACAGATTCTCAAGATACCACATGTGCTCGCTCTTGTCATAGCGCATACGGAAGCTATCGACATTTTCGCTATTGATGTAGTCGATGATCTTCTTTTGTGACACATATTTGCAGACAAGCTCTTTCAAAGCATCCTCTGCATTCTTTGCGTCAACTTCGCTGCTGCAAACACGAGACAGACCTCTATTGTATCCGTAGTCGGAATAGTCCCAGAAGTAAACTCCTACCAAATCCCATGCAGTGCAAGGGCAGTCGGCATCCTCATCCTGGTAAATGGTGATTCTGTAATCACCGATTTCCTTCTTTGCAAATTCGTAACTCATATCTAATATCATTTAAATGGTTTAACATTGAATATCCCCATGCTAGGGGATATTGTTAGGCTTCCTCGTAAGCTTCCTCCATCATAGAGTGAATCTCTTCAAGTTCGTTCGAGAAATTGTACTTGATGTTGTACGTTCCGAACGCTTCAAAATACCATTCTTCGAGGTACTCTCTATCCTTGTCAGCCTGCTCGCTGTCCTCTGCGGCATCAAGTCTGGCTACCATCTGAGGATACAAATCGTAGTAATCATCGCCATCGTAGTCTGATGCCCACCAAACACCTGTTCTGTGCTTAGGGTAGTCCTCGTACAGATTGGCGAAATTGCCATCCATATGCTGAGAATCCTTATGGAGATATTTCTTCATCTCCTTGTTTGCCTCTAGAGTAAACTCCCACGCAAGAGACTGGATATTCTTTCCGTACAAATCGGCAATGTATTCTTCTAGATCATCTGCGTCATCGAATTCATCAAGACACTCACGATAGAGGTCCTCGATAACCGCGGCAAAACTTGCCACACCGATATAATCGGCTACTTTCTCGATAACCTCACCCTTGCTGTTCATAACATATTCCCAAATATTCTTTTCCATAATTCATCTGTTTAATGGTTCATAATGGTTCCCCACATTATCGTGGGGAGTTTTAGCCACATATGGCAATGTCGCCATAATTTCTGTAGAAATGCTTGTATGCGTCAAGACCACTGGCAGCTTTCAAGTCTGTGACCTCTAGCTTACCGGTATCCTTGCGTACCTCTGCAATAGAGTATGTATTGTCGTGCGTCCACTTGATGAGGTCCACACGCCTAACAGGATTCTCTACTGACTCAACGATTTTACACTTCAGCAAATCGTCATTAAGTATTTTCTCTAAATCACTCATAATTCTGTAATTGTTGGTTAATAGAAATCCCCACCCGTGGGAGTGAGGATTGGTTTGGCTACGGCAGCTGGCTAGCCTTTGCCGCATTCTCGCAGTTGGTAGTCGTTGGGACTCCCTTCCACATCGTTCCAAAATGATCTACGCAAAGAATCCACAAGTCAAGCTTGTCTGAGTAAGAGAAGATAAGATCTGGGAAATTCTTCTGCATCCATTCCTTATCCTCTTCGCTCATGTTAGTGAGGAACCACTGGAATATCTCGATTCTGTTCCTTTCTTCTTCTGTCATCTCTGGATACTCGATGTTTTCAATCACTGATTCGTCATTCTCTACAATCTCGTTACAGAGGATGAACGCACTTTTTAGCCAGTGTACGGCTGTGTAGTAATCCGTTATCATAATTCTAATATTTGGTTAATAGAAATCCCCACCCGTTGGAGTGAGGATTGGTTGGCTACTTCTTGATGTCGATTGAGAATTTAATACCCTCAGGCAACTTGCTGGGATCTAAGTTCCCAATAAAATTATCGAACTGTTCTTTCGTAATCTGCTCCTTGCAATCGAGCCAGTTGAACTTCACGGTGTTGTTGTAATCGTAATAAATCACGTTACCGATAGAAAGACCGTGGTCAAGAATGTAAAGCATCACGTCACGCTCATTGCGAGCTTTTTCGGTCTTCTTGTAGTACTCTTCAATTATAGACTGACGTTTCTTGCTGATTTCGTCAGCTCTTCTTTGCTGCAATATCTTATCAATATTTTCCTTCGTGTAGTATCCTTTCTTGAGTCTGGATTCTACAAGAGCTCTTATGCCTCCGGTCAGCTTAATTGTCGGTCTTTCGTCGCTGATAGTGTATGGATTCTCCCATTCACCTCCTTGGCGAAGAAGAAACTCAATGAACTTGTCTGCTTCAGACTTCCATCTCTTAACGATGCCAAGCTTGAATAACTTATAGACAAAATAGTCCTTGTCGTTCAGCTCGGCAGCAGGGAGCAGGGCATCGTACTCATCCTCGGTAATTCTGAGATTACGCATAGCAATCTCCTTACTTTGGGATACATAGTAAATACCATTATCCACAGTATAGAATGGCTGTCCCTTGTAGTTGCACATGTGAAGATTTACAAATGGTTTCAATTCTGGAAAGAATTTGCATATCTCGTCTGTAATGCAACCGCAGGTTTTGCAGTGCCATGAACCGAAGCAGAAAATATCTATCTGACCTGTAATAGAGAAAGTGCAGATGTTATTTCTGCACTCATCACCTAAAGAAGCAACAGCGACAATTCTGTGACGCTTTCCGTCTCTTACGAAAATCTTAGTAAATGTATTAACAATTTTCTTCATAATTCTACATTTTTATGGTTTAACATGGTTTCTGTGCAGATAGACTGCACAGAATGTTTGGCTAGAACTTGCGAGGTCGCATGTACGCCTGCTCAATCTCCTGAGCCTTCTTGTCTGCACGTGCTACGCGTCTGAAATACTCGCTCTTGTCGAGGTTCTTACGTCTGCACTCCTCGCTGATAACTGCCTTGTGACTCGCGACGAGCCTGGCAAGGAACTTTCTGTCTCCGTCTGTCATAATTCTAATTTTGATTTGGTTAATAATAGAAGCAGGACACAGGACGTGCCCCGCAGTTTTGGCTACTTGTTGTCACACGAGATATGGCTAGGGCAGCAGTACGTCGTCCCGTTGTGTATGCCTAAGAAACAACAGCCTACACATTTATCTGTCACGACATCCCACGCACGCTCTATTCCGTGTCTGTCAGTTACTCTTACTGTTTCCATAATTCTAATATGTTTTGGTTAATAGCAGGCAGCACATTATCGTACTGCCCAGTTCTGGCTAGAGATTGTAGACCGGACTTTCTGAAGCACACAGAATCGTAGGACCGGTGAGGATGGAGAACGCACAAGGGTCGAAACTCTCGATTTTCTTCATGCTCTCGATTTTCTTCTGTATCTCTGCTCGTATGGATGACAGATTAAGTCTGCCGTCAATAGGCATGACAGAATCCATGCCCACCATTTCAACGATGCTGAAATCATCTGTAAATCTCATGTTCACAAGGTCAAACTTGTTAATCTTGTGATAGAATTGTACCCATTTGCTCATAATTCTACATTTTTGGTTTATAGGAGAGGGAGATAAAGCTCCCTCAATTTTCAGGCTATGTACTTCTTGAGAAATTCTGCGAGCTTATTGTATTCATCGTCAATTTCCTCCTTGTTATCCACATAAAAGAAATTTACGGTACAGCTGTCTTTTACGTTAGCCGTGCCATCAAAAAAGACAGCAGCATGAGCAGACATAGAGCCTGTGTCGCCGTCTAATCTGACAGTAAGGCTCACACCTGGCAGATTCTCTGCCAAATCTCTCTGAATTTCCTGCAACTGCGGTAGGATGGTAGAACGTATGTACTCTACATTCTCCTTGTATTCTTCTTCTATCATAATCTATAATTTTTGGTGAATAATTGTATGCGTGACAACTGTCACGCACATTTTAGGCTGAATGCACCTTGATGAAGTCTGTGAGTCTCTTGTACTCAGATTCCAGCTGCTCGTTGCTGTCGTTAAAAAAGAATTTCGGGTAGAAGCTGTCGGCTATTTTGTCGCGTTCGTCAAATACGGACACTGACACGGATATGTATGCGCCGTTCAGCCCGGTAGCCATTGTTACGAACAGCTTCTCGTTGCCGAATATATCACGCTGCATCTCCTGCAATCTAGGCAGAATCTTGTCGCGCAGATAATCTCTGCCATCTTCCCATTTAGGATTCTCTAATTTCTTCATAATCTAAAATATTGGTAAATAGTATGCGTGACAATCGCCACGCACATTTAGCTCATGCACAATACTGCAATCTCAGAGAAACTCTTGGAGATAGTTTTCTTGCTACGATAATCTCTGTAGCCCTTAGTATTGTTGCTATGCCACTGGCGCGCTGCTATCTTGATCTTCTCCATCTCATGCATAAGCGCACGCTCAAAATTCTTCTGTGATTTTCTGTCTAACATAATTCAAATTGTTTAATGGTTCTACATAGTATGCCCAGGAAAATGCCTGAGCACATTTTTGGCTACTCGTACTTGTTGAGCAGGAAAATCAGAATACAGCCGTCTCCGTTCATGAGCATCTGACATTTGTTCTCATCTGTAATGATGTTGGCGCAAATCTTTGCGAACATAGGAAACGGCTCATCCTCCATCTTGTCATGATATACTGCCAGGTATGTTCCCGGCAGCAGAGGACGAGAATCCTCAGGATCGCCGCCGAACTCATCGCACGCCTGTATAGGACATAGAACTCTCTGGATAGATGTGTGTGTACACATATCTTCCTCGCAGTCCATGCCCATCATGATATCAATTAACTCACACTTGCTTAATTCCTTTGTTATCGTCTTGTACATATTCTTAATATTTTGGTTAATAGAAGAGAGGAGCGGAAACTCCTCTCAGATTTGGCTACTTTCTGAGACCTACGAACGTTGTAGCTCCCTCTGCTGTGTAACTGCCGTTAAGCTCTGAAATCTCATTCGCCTGGCTGATAACTGTCTTTCTCAGCATCACGTTCGCTCTGTGACAGTTCACGAGAGTAACTGAAACCATTACTAAAGCAACACACACTACGGCAAACAATGCCACGAAAATATTCTTCTTCATAATTCTGTAATTTAATTGGTTAATACTAGATACCGCCCGAATATCTCCAAGCGGTAATTTTGGCTACATTTCACAGATATCCTCTATCTGCTGCTGAATGGCATCTATCATTATGCAGATAATAAACAGACCGCACATCTCAAGAACCGCAGAATATAACACTGCTTGAAAATCTCCAAGCAGAAATCCTGCGATAGCAATAATGCCACACACGAAACTTGTAACTAATATGAGCGCAGCTGACAGCACGCCCTTGCTGATTCTCTTTTCCATAATTCTTTTGCTTAATTGGTTATATTATCGTACTGCCTAGATTTCTCCAAGCAGAATTTAGCTAAATGTTTCCAAGCACAATTATCGTACTTGACAAATTTCTCACACTCCAGGCAGGATGAAATTCTCCAAGCGGAGTGTGGATCGCCACAGCTCTCTGAAGAACCGCCTGCCAATAATCGTACTGCTCCAAATATACACAAGCAGAATTCCGTAAAGAATTCCAAGCACATTCAGGAGAATTATCGTACTTGCCAAGCAAATGAATGCCGGCGCACTCTGAATAAATCCAAGCACAGTTATCGTACTTGAATAAATAATCTGTCTTGCTTTCATATCTATATTTTTTTGGTAATTGTTCCGTAGCCACACACGACAATTATCGTACTGGCTACAGATTTTTAGGCTCACGCCACGCAGAATAATGTAAGCACACCATTATTTAGCGACCCGAATTCTACGTGACTCAAAATCTCCTGAGCATCTGCAATGATACTCTCAACCTCGCACATATCGAGGCATTTAACTCTTAGCGTACTCATAATTCTAATATTTTTGGTTATTGTTCCCTACAAGCGTAGGGAGATTTTAGGCGATGCCGGCAGACCAAGCGAATCTTTCTTCTTCATCATTCAGTCTGTAGATACTGGAAAGCATGCCAAACAGGCGAGGGCTGCTGTTAACGAGTTCATCGTAGGCATCCTCTGCACTCTGGTCTGTTACATTAATACGTACAAGCGTCTTTCCTATCTTCTTCAAAATCTGTTCTTTCATAATTCTAATATTTAAATGGTTCATAATTGTAGAGCGGAGATTTCTCCCCGCCCCGTTAGCCAGGATGTGCATCTTTGCACCACGTTTTATCTTTATCGTCTTAACTACGTGGCTCACACCCTACAGATTTTATGCTTCTGCCAGCAGCTTGTTTATTTCTGAGGAGATAAATCTCGCACGGATGACAAGCAACCGATTTCAGTCAGCGTGGATAGTGTGTACCTTGAACGCTGCAATCGTGATTGCACACACTGGGATTTCTCGGGTAACCACTCCCGAACGGCTCACAACACCGAATAGAATATGAATTATGATTTCTTTCTATAAACTCTCATCTCGCTAGATGATACAAATCCCCTAGCCGTCGTGCCGTCTCATCTCATTCGACGCTCACGCCAGGAATTTTTGCGTATCTCTCGGATGGATGTCTCTGAGTAACACGTTACTCTCTCCCATCTCGGTGTGCCTCTCGCACTCTCGATTTACTGAGATACTTCTCTTGAATTTTGGCAATTAGTTCCCTGAGGGAGAATAAATTCTCTCTCTGAGTTAAGCCCACACACCACGACAAGGTTTACCAATTGTGTGGGAAAAATAAGGACACGGCGACCCGCTCCAAGTTGAAAAACCTGGAGTAAAATTTCCCACTGGCTACCTATCAAATAGCCAGTAGGAAAAACTAGATAGCTAGATTTCTCTAGCTACCTTGTTTGTGTTACTTTTGCGCTGCTGCTAACTTTGCTTGCAGTTCTGCTATCTGTTTTTGCAGGTCTGTTATGCTTTCGCTCTTCTTCTTTGCTACCTTTGCACCGCTTGCAAATGATTGATGCAAAGAACACAACTTTGAGCCAAGACGCTGCAAACTATCTATAATAGTGGTTTGCGTATCTTTGCCGTTATCATCAAACCACTTAAAGAAATTAGGTAGTTTATGTTTGCGGGAAAACTCGCTAACAGCAGAGCGCACGCACTCTGTCTGCAATTTGCAGTAGCTTTCATCTGAAAGTACGTACTTTGTAGCTAGTTTGTTATATCTTTCTCTAGCTGCATCGAGTTCTTTCTTTGCGCTTACTACTTCACTATCTTTGCACTCGCTTAATAGCTTTTTTCTGTAACTATTAAGCACATCAAGACTCTGTGCCAAAATAGCACTACTTTTGCACTCTGTTACATAACTAGCAACCTTAGTACTTACGTGCTCATATCCTGTAGCACCTTTCACTTCTAAATCTTTCATATCTTTATTCTGTTTAAATGAAGACGCACAATTTACCCCGTGCGTTTTTGGGGTGTGCGTAACGTGCACCACACGACGCCGGACACAACACGCCACTGCGTGCTATGCGCTCAAAAGCCGTCCGGCTACCTACATAACTGCAAACCACGTGCCAAGAAACCAGTAAAAAATTGCGTAATTATGCATTTAACCTTTTGTAAGTTCTTGATTTATAGATTGTTAGCTATTTGTAATAGTTACAGCGTTTGTCAGTAGTTGTTAAGGTTTGAATAATTTAACGTTTTCGACAACGTGGCAGACTTGTAACTATCTAATAATCAATTAGTTATAAAGGTATAGTGGCAGTAATTGTTAAATATTTAACTTAATAAACATTAATCTTTACAAATTGCTAACTAATTGATTTACAGGTAGTTACGCCCGCCAAAGTGGCAGTTTGTGTTAAGGTTTTTAACTACTCATGTAATAACCTTTTACTAATTTCGTTAAAATGTATTCAATAAGTTAAACACGTATATTTATACATGTATAAATATGGTAAATATATTTTGGTCAAGTATATTGTAATAAGTTTTGATGTTTCACGGAATAGCAATAATGCATATTTATGCAAGAATATGAATATAAACAAAATTATAAAGTATTGATTATTAAGGGGTTACATAAGTTTTTTATAAATATAAACCGACAATTTAAAATAATTACAAAAATAATGTTTCACGCCCGTTTACACTATATAAACCGACACAAAATGTAATAATTTCAGAAGAAACACCCCCACACCCCCTAAATAGCACTAAATCAGCGCGGTAGTCACCTCATCTAAAAATTTTTTCTTCCGATTTTTCAGCCTTTTGTAAAGTTTAATTACTTTCCACAATAAAGGATAATTATGCATATTCATTCATTCGTTATTTATTAACATTTGATAGCATAAACTCTTACTTTGCAGACCAAACCATAAATGTATACCTATCCTTCATTTAATGTATACCTAAAATGTATATTTATACCCTTTATTTACTAGGGTTTTACCGGATATTCAGGATATTATCTGTATATTTGTATTGTCGATATTTTATAGACGACATGTTGTAAGGACGACCTGACACGTGTTATCCTTCAGAAAGCCCCTGTTTATCGGGGTTTATCCTACACAATAACGGAAAATTAATATTATTATTGTACATAAATGGAAAATGGTATTGCTATAGACACATTGCACGCTCAGTTGCTTGACCTTTCGAGGCATGACGAGTACGGCTTCGAAGAGCTCCGTTGCCAGGACTGGGGCAAGGCAAACTCTGAGAAGTACAACAAGCTGAAGTCTAATTTCATCAGGTCAATGAGACGTCTGGCGAAGAAGGCTCCGGTGAAGTACTACAACGGTGCTTACTACATGTTCAACGGCAAGATATACGAAGCTGTTCCGAAGATAGTTTTGGAACAGGCTTACCAGCTTCTGCTCCTCGACCTGGCCATGGCTCCGATGCTCGGCATCAGTACGGTGATGAACAAGTCGTTCATGGAGGTGATAGAGTGCTACAACATACTGAGACCTACCTTCGACATTGTTGCATTCGCAAACGGAGTTGTTGACTTCGGCAGCGGTCTGAAGTATCCGAACGTGATGCCGTTCTCTCCCGAGTACCATGTCACATACTACCACCCATACGACTACAATCCGAAGGCGAAGTGCGACAGGTGGATGAACTTCATCAAGGAGGTCCTCCCAGACAGGACGTCGAGGATGATCCTCCAGATGTTCCTCGGTCTCGGTCTCATACAGAGAGGTACTGCATACAATCCGTACGAGGGGAAGGAATCATCGAAGATTGAGCTCTGTCTTCTCCTTATAGGTACGGGAGCCAACGGAAAGAGTGTCATCTTCGACGTTGCCTGCAACATATTCGGCAAGGACAGGATAAGCAAGATGGACTACGCCGACCTCACTGCTGACGGTGACGAGGGAATGAGGGGAAGGTATCCTATAAGGAACGCCATCTTCAACTGGTCTTCCGATTCCGACCCGAAGAAGTTCGGAAGGAAAAATACCGGAATGTTCAAGAGGCTCGTGAGCGGTGAGCCCGTCCCGATGAGAAAGCTCGGCAGGGATATCCTGGAGGGAAACTCAATCCCCTACCTCATCTTCAACCTCAATGAGCTTCCGTTCCCAGACGATGCGTCGCTCGGATTCATCAGACGCTTGCAGTACGTGAGCTTCGATGTCACCATCCCAAAGGAGAGACAGGACCCGGAGCTGGCGAGCAAGATCATCCGTGAAGAGCTGAGCGGAGTGTTCAACTGGATATTCCGTGGCGCGATGGAGCTGAGAAGCAGGAAGTACAGGTTCCCGGCAGCTGAGGGCAGCAGGAGACAGCTGCTTATCTCTCTTCTAGGAAGCAATCCTATCTATGCCTGGATAAGGGCGTATGATATGAGGTGCAGCCCAGAGGCGAGGGGCGAGATTTCGGAGTGCATGCTTGCCAAGGAGATGTACGAGAGGTTCGTCGAGTTCTGCAAGGCCAACGATGTCGAGGAGAAGGATATCCCTACGATTCAGAAGTTCGGTCGTGATATGAGCGACAAGTACGGCTTCTTCAAGAAGAGGTCGCAGGGCGGAATGACCTATCAGGTTTACGGCGCACAGATGATTGACCTGAAGCAGGAGCTTCTCATCAATGACGTGAAGAATAAATTGCGTGGTGAGGAGGACATCAAGCAGCCAGAGAGCTTCATTCAGCCTGATGATTAACGATACAGGTGGCCGCAGGGCGGTGGGACATGCCTTCGGGCATAAGTCCGGGCAGACGGGAGGTTCGAGTCCTTCCACGGTCGGCGGCCACCATTAAAACAGATTTCTATGATAGACAAGGAATATATCAAGGAGATTATCTCCTGTATCACGAAGAAGAAGGCTGACGGGAATATTGTTCCGGCCACCGCTTCGATGAGCGAGATTATGACTGCTGTACGCGAGGATGCCCTGGAGTGCATGAGGACCATGTGCAACGAGAGTGAGATTGCGGTGAGCAGAACGTTGAACAGTGTTTCATTTAAATGTTTGTAGCTTATGGGAGAAGAACTTATGTTTTGTATATCCGATGCCTTTATAGATGGCGACAGAAGGCGCGGTGTTCTTGTTTCGTTTCAGTGTCGGAAGAGTATGTCGATGAACTACTGCTGCCATGAGGCTTCTCACGTCTGCGATGCCATCGAGGAATATACTGACTTGGAACACGGAGGTGAGTCTTCTGCCTACTTGATTGGCTGGATTGCGTCTTGCATCAACAAGGCTCGTTTGGGCTTTGGAGATTTCGTTGAACTAAAAGATAAGGAGGAATAGCTTATGGATAAAAATGAGAAATTAAAACTTGGTGACATTTACTTTGCGCCTAAAGAGTTTTTCCTAAATAATTCCGTCGGAAAGCTAAAGCAGCAAATAGAAAGTAATGCGGATGTCCGAGAGAACGGAATGGTTATGTGTGCGGTTATTGAGGATATGAATTCTGTTTTTCCACACAAATCGGAATATACAATAGCAGTTAAGCAAAAAGAGTTTGCACCTCCAATTAGGGCTTATGTAAATAAGGACTATGACTTTGAGTGCTTTAAGCAACTTTCGAAAGCAGAAATGAAAGTTTATGGTCTGCTTTGGTTTTGTTTTGGGGTTTAATATAGAAGGAAATAGCTTATGATTGAGAAAGAAGATATTAAGGTTGGGTTGCGATTTTACATCACACGAAATGATTGTTTAAAATGCAATTTTGACCCGATAGGTATTCAGGGCGGCAGCACCCCTATTCTGTTCAATGCCGAGAGAAAGGATGCTGATGTTTATATATGTACATCTGTTAGCACAGATTACAAGTATTTCGCTCGTTTTTGCGAGGAAGATATTATGATGTTTGGTACAAAGTTCGATATAGTAGCACCAGTTGCCGATAATCATAAAATAGATATAAATTCCGACATTGAAATGCATGGAAATATTCTCAATAACTTGCATGATACATACATCAAGAAAAATCGTGATTATGGGAATGCTTTTTCCGAAATGTATGATGAGCTTGGTATCAACTACGGCTACGGAAAGATACGAGAGAAGGTGAATCGCATCAAGACGTTGAAGGACAATGAGGCGCAAGTTGCTAATGAACCATTGGAAGATGCTCTTCTTGACTGCGCTAACTATTGTATCTTGACATTGATGGAATATCAAAAACGTAAGGAACATGGAACAGACTGATTACACTTGCAAGGATTGCTTCTTCTTCAAGAATGGAGCTTGTAACCACCCTAATGAGATTAGGTTTACTTCTGAGGAGAATCCATCTTGCACAGATTTCGAGTATAAGGAAATAAAAGTTGAACTTTAAAATATTGTTATCATGGCATTACCATTTGGAAAGACTATCAAGACAAGACACTTCACCGTGCTGAAGTTCAGTAAGAGCTTGTCTAAGAAAGAAGTTGCTTCACTCAGAGAGGATATCCCTGCTGATATCAAGAAGCATTTACAGAGAGGCTCGCTGCCTTTCATCAAGATTGCTGACATTGCCGGTACATGGGGTATTGAATACTCTATCGGTACATCAATGTACGCTGCGCTCGATGAATGTGTTCCTATGGCTGTAGGAGACCATTATGAGTTCTCCAAGGATAATGGAAACATCATCGAGGCATTTGCCCAGCTTATGTATGCGGATACATCGTTGCCTGGCGATGCAGAATACACGGCAGGTAAGTTGAAACTCCGTGACGAATACATTGCTCGTGAGGCTGCAAGAAGAAACGCTGCTGCCGACGAGGGTAAGACTGAAGAGCAACTTCGCAAGGAAAGCGATGAGGCCGTACAGGAAGTCATCGACCGCGATAAGCACGCCGAGACTCTTCTTGAGATGGCAGAACAGATTAAAAAGGAAGGAGGCAAGGATGAGCGATAAATTGCTTGAGGTCGTCCAAGACCACACTTCCCTAGTGCAGGCACTCCAGTTCATTTTGGAGGCCGCAGAGACGAAGAAACTGCCTCCATACGGTATTCTTCCTGTATTCAATGACGACCTTCTTAATGATAGGCTTAAGGGTATACTTGAGTTGGTTACCGGAGAGAAGTATCCTTAATTGACTTCAAAGTTTTCTTCTACTTATATATTTGTTTTAAAAAGCGAGGGGCAGTATCTGTGAAGACACTGCCCCTCTTAGTTAACCAAAATAATTTGAATTATGCTCAGCAGAAAGAATCTGTGAACATTAATTGTTTGCAAAGGTACTTGGTTTTGCTGAAATTCTAGTAAAACAAAGTTACTTTAACACGAATTTAACTATTCCTTCTTCTTTTGAAAGGTCGCCTGACCATTTTTGAAGATAATGCAGTCCTCGCAGCATCGAGGCATTGACAGAGGAATGTAGTAATGGACCACATTGTTTTCCGTATCAATCTCGTCCTGCTTAATCTTAGAATAGTCTGCTATCATGGCTGTCGTCTTTTGCCACTCTGGAGAGCCAAATTTCTGCTTTCGCTGAGCGATAACGAGGTTTCTCAGAATCTCTTCCTTCGAGGTAGCCTTAATAAGTTCCTCCTGGGTGAGCTCATCGGCGTTCTCGTTCTTCACTTTCTTTCCCTGCACCTCTGCGATTCTCTTCTGAACGGACTCCTTGGCTTCTAGCTTATTCATCTCGTTTTCGAGGAAAGATTTCTCCCACACACCTATTCCTTCTCCCTGGAATGCGATGGCCCAGCTGTCACGAACAGACATACCTGAGCCACGGAGGCTTGCATAGATGTAATAGCGAGGGTCTTTCATCTTGAGAGCCTTCGCCTTCTTGTACGTATCGACGGATAACGTGTATCCTTTTGTTTCTTCAATCATAATCTTGATATTTAAAAGTTCAAAATTTGCTGCCTGCGGTGTTCTCTCCATACATTGATAGACTTGCCGTATATCCAATAGTCGAACACCTCTTCCGGCGACAATCCTTCGTCTATCATCCTTCCGCTAGCCTGGATATCCTTGATGGCCTTAATCCAACTATTATAGATATGCGGATAGCGTTTGCAGTCGGCGAGTTTCTGCTTATAGTTGTGCATAGGGCAGCACAGGCAGCCAATCCTATAGTAGCCCTCGTCGTACAGCTTACAATGCTTAATACCGAGTGTATTCAAGAATAGCCATACCTCATCATCGGTCCACTCTATGATTGGAGATATGAGAAGCGATTCGTAGCCTCGGATACAGCCGATGGTACGTTCGTCGCTGGCATTGGTGATGTTTATCTCGTGGATGCCCCCCTTAGTTGGTCTACCTCGCTTCTGGCTGTTTCTCTTATCTCGGAAATCGTCAAGACCTTCAAGAGAGCCGCTGTACTTATGGTTGGTAATCTCGACCTCGCTCCTACCAGAACGCTGCCTGCTTTCTGCGTGACGGATTCCGATTAGAACAACATTGCCCGCGCCGATGCCCTCTTTATAGACCCTGCAACACCATCTTATCAGCCTTGTTGGGAGCATGCCTTCCTTTCGAGCCTGATTGTAGATGCTGATTTTTGGCTTTATCATATCTATGTCCGGATAGTGCTTGCGGCAAAACTTGATTACTTCTGGTGGATCGACGGACGTAAGCCCCATGTGAGCCTTGAACTTCACGCCTGCAATCTTGGCAATATGATACAGGCACTGGCTATCCTTCCCAGAACTGAACGACAGAAAAAAGCCCTCATTCGGCGAATATGCCAGTGCAAGCTTTTCAGCCTTTCTCAGCAGCTCTACAGAGTGCTTTATCTTCTCCTGGAATCCTTTATGGAATTTCGGAAGAATTTCTTCTAAAGTAAAATTTAATTCAGAATTTATCATACTACTAATTTTTTATAAACAAACTCGGCACGGCAGACACAATTTACGTGTTGGGGAATTACCATTGTTCCTATCTTGTGAATATATCCAACAAGGCTATCACAAGCCTCGCATGGGAATGATGAACCTCTGTGAACAAAGTAGCCGATAGCCCCACTCTCCTGCCCGTATTCCTGCTCTGCCTGTCCCCACGCCAAAGCAATCACCTGAGAAGCGTTTCTTACGATGTTCTGATAGGCATTCTTGTAGTAGCCCTTTCCATAAGAAGGAACATCGATGTTGATATCCTTTCTCTTCGCCTTGGTAATGACTGATGTGTGATATGGGTCCTTATAGCCTGTGCGGATGGAAGACAGGATTTGCTGGTCAGAATATCCCATCAAGGTTCCTGCCTTGATCATCCTCAAAATATCTTCAGCAAAGTTTCCGAGATAGACGGCGTTTCTTTCGGATGTCGTCTTTCCGTAGATGTCGCTGATGAGAAACGATTCTATGTTCTCGCTGTCAATCCCGAGAATCTTGCATGAAGCCTTGGAGTAAGCAGAGATGTAACTGTTGATGCTCTCCTCTGCCTCAGCAGTAACATTCTTGGCGTAAGAGAGCAGGGCTGACTCGTTTGTGAGCCTGCCCGCACCTCTGTATCGCTTACTTGCGGTAATTATCTTCTGTGTCGATTTCCAGAGAATATCTGATATGTGGCTCTCGCAGTTTCGGATTGCCTGCAAGCGTTTTCTGCTGTAATCGACAGAACGTTTTAATTCATCCATAGGCTATTAATGGGTTTGATTGTAGTGCTCCCAATTATTCTTGTCGTCCACGTCATTGTTGTGATTCTTGTCCCATTTCTTGCCACTGCGATTTGGCCTACCTGCCTTGCGGCCACCGCCGGTGTTTATGTCGTTACCACCCTGCTGTTTATTGATCCTCGCAGTAGCTTCCTGCTCCTCGATGGCGTTCTCAGTTTCGTTATCCGCACGCTGAATATCCATGAGGAGGTCCTGCTGATCCTCTTCCTTCTTCTCTCGCATAATGCGGTCGTATTCGTCGTTGACAGGGAAGTCTGGGCAACGCTCAGATGCAGTCTGCTTTGAGAGGAAGTTGTTCTGAACAGCCGTTGCCAAGTTTGTGATAATCTCAGATTTGTTCTGATGCACATAGATTTCCACCCAAGCGTGAATAGGAAGACCGGTCATAGTGGCCATGCAGTTTTCTTCAACTCCGATACCATACTTTGAGATACGAACAAGTTGATCCAGGAACGGATGCATCTTCTTAGCATCGTTCTCTGCAACCTCGATGGCAGGAGAATAGAGAAGCTTGATGGCAACGCCCGGAAGGTCACCCGACTTCAGCTCCGGTGGCTTTACAGTGAACGAAAGCTCATAGATGAGGTCATACGACTTGTTGAGCTGTGTCGCAAATGCATCGGAAGCGTCCGTCCCGTTAATGAAGTCAGCATCACCATTCGTATCGGTAATCTGAATCATCTTAGCCGATCCGTCTGTATCTCCAACAACGGTAATGTCGTCACCATCGCCCTTCAACTTCATTATAGGGAAGGCGTAAGCCTTGTTGTTCTCGCAGAGATAAGAGAAAGCTTCCTCGTAGTCCTCGATGTTCTTCTGTACAACAGACCAGCATGGGCCGTCATCATTTCTTACGTATGCAACAGGGATAAATGGGAAGCCGTGAGCTTTCTCTTCAACGCAAGTGTAGTCGTCGATTCCGAATATCTTGGCAATTCTCTTGATAGTCTCCTTGACCTTGCCTTCGTTAACTTGCTTCTTGAAGCGGTAGAATGTCTTGTCATCCCACACCTCTACCCATTCAATCTTTTCATTGCCTTCCTCATCGAAGTCGTAATACTTGCGAGCAAACACAACGAGTTCACCAGTAAGAGGGTCGAACTGAGGATACAATGTGTCTCCTCTATCGAAAGCCAATGTGCGAGTACCGAATTTCTTGTTTTTATCGAAGAATCCGACTACAGCAGCCTCAGCAACCTTCATGTACGAACTTACAGCCTCATAGTGACGAATCTCCATATCGTGCATATACCATCCCTTCTTGAACTTTGCAAGAAGATTAATATACTCTTCCTGTTTCTTCATCTCAGGATCACCGGCAAGCTCAAACTGAATATCGTTACCTGTCATGTGGAGAACATGCTTCGTATGAATAACTTGCTGGAAAGCAAATGCCGTTCTTTGAATTTCCTGGACATACCATTTCCCGTCTTCCGGGTTCTTTCTCCAGATGTCAGGGTAGAGATCCTTGTCGAAGATTTTGTGGGACGTAGGATAGAACTCACGAAGGAAGTCCTTCTGAGTCTTAATCACTCTGTACAATGTATCTTGCGGCATCTGAGGGTCTTCATTATCGGACACCTCGTTCCTGCAATAGCCATCGTGGGTCATGTACCCCTTTGGCGTGAGTTCAAAGAAAGGCTTCTTTACCAGAATCTTTCTGAAATTTGTTACCTTGATAGCATCCATAATCCTTTTACCTTTTTATTTTTCTTTTTTGTTAAACTGAATATCATTACATAGAACCAAGATTCAAAGAAGTCAGGCGAGTGTCCGACATATTTCTTGGCAATCTTCTTAGGTAATAGCTTGAATCCCCTATCATCGCTATTCTCGTCACGTCTGAGCATCTTACGCTCCTTCTGAAGAATCTGTCTGAGAGGAACCTTGTCAAATCCGTTTCCTGAATACTTTCTTTCAAGCAGGGCCGAGTCGATAGAAATCTGCTTCTCCTTTATCATCTTATAGAATAACCATGCGCACTGAGACTTCAAATCCTTATATAGGTATTTGATTCCTTCTTCTTCCTGATGATTCCTAGCGATAGGTGCTGCCTGGTTGTTGAATGGGACGGCATCCTTGAAAAATCCCTTGAAATACTGACCGATACCCTGCATATCGTAAGTGAAGTTACATTCCTCAACTCCCCACTCTCTCAGCTTGGCCTCAACGACAGAAACGAGCGTCTTAGGGTCCAGTCTCAGAACAACCAAGTCTTTGCAGTGCCATCCTTCCCAGAGCCACATCACGAAGTTATCGCCGCCGGTGAAAGCAATATCGGCAGAAGCTCTGCGCTTTCCATCTCCTATCTGTTCTGCATTGTCGTAGATTTCATCAAGGTCTTCCATCTTGATCATGTCATCTCCGGCAGCTTTCCAGTTCCAGTTAGCTTCCAGGTCTCGCATACGCTGCTCTTCGTCCTGTTGGGCAAGGTTGGCGAGATATGAGGCATCGGTAGAGATAAGCTTAATGTTCTCTGATACGTCTGCACGAACGAATGTTGCCGACTTGATGAACATTTCGAGCTTTGTATAACCAAGTTCCTCATAGCTATCCTTCCAAAGGCTATCGATAATGCCCTTGCACTGCTCGTACACCTCTTCTCTTGTGTTACCCCAGTAGATTGAGTCAGGCGTATCGCCGTCCATGAAACAGTATCGTATAACTCCGTCCCGTTCCGGTATGATATAGCCGTTCTCGTCAACCCACCAGTCAATGAACTTTCTCACCCAAGATTCCGGGTCGGGGTTACAGGTAATCCAGAAGCGGTTTCGGATATGCGCTGCATTTCGGTTGTTGGTCAAGAGGTACTTGAACTTCTTGTATGGACACTGAGTACCCTCATCGATGCAGACATAGGCATACTGGCGACCCTGGAATCGTGTCTTGAAGTCCTGATAGGCTCCAGCATAGTACGAGAATTTGAGCCATCCTCCGTTATCGAAGTTCCAGGTCATATCATTTTGTGACTTATTGTAAGTTCCAAATTGGGAGAACAATTTATAAGAGTCTGTCACTAAGGACTGTAAGTCGTCTTTTTCGTTACGAAGAATTGTTGCATGAAAATCTGGATTTTTAATATCCTTCAGAACTTCCATTAGGGAAGAGAACGATTTTGAGCCGCCTCGCGAACCGCCAACTATCTTAATATCAGCGTCTATAGACAGCATGCGTTCCTGACCGCCACGCTGAGCTACAATCTTCAGCTTGTCGGGATGTTTCTTATCGGCGTCTCTTAATGATTGGATATACTCTTGAGTATAAATAGGCTCTCCGTTATCCAATTTTAATCCTGAAAATACATCTTTCTGCATAAATATACATTTAATACTGCAAAAATATACAATTTTTCTTTGATAATTGCATTTTTATTCATATATTTGCAAAATAAAAGGTATATTTATACGTTTTCGAGGTGGAGGGACCACTTTCGGGATAACATTTTTAATCAAAAAACAACATGACAAGAGAGGAACTCTTAGCATTAGTGAACAAGGAGGTTGATACCACCAAGTTCAAAGAACTTAGCCAAAAGACCATCGATGAGGAACTTGATGATGTTTTGGAAGATTTCGGTGATGACGAGGAAGCAAATTCCAAGTTGGTTACCAAGTTAGCAAACCGTCTGAAGCGTATCAACGGCAACTTGCACAAGAATATCTCTGACGAGGTAAAGAAGAGCAAGGAGGAGGCTGAACGCAAGAAGAAGGAAGAGGAAGAGGAGCGCAAGCGTAAGGAGGCTAAAAAGGGTGACGATCCTGACGACAAATACTCCAAGCTGCTTGAGAAACTTGAAGCTCTCGAAAAGGCTAACGCAGAAAGAGACAAGAAGGCTGCAAGGAAGGCAACCATCGAGTCTGTAAAGGCAGGTTTGAAGGATAAGTTCGACAAGGCAAACCTTGAAATGAAGAACTACTTCCTCAATGCTGCAATCGCAAAGCTGGAGATTCCGGACGAAGATGTCGACATCGACGACCTGGTTTCTAAGGCTGAGAAAATCTACACCGCAGAGTACAAGGAGGCTACCGGTGAAAACGGTATTCCTGCAAAAGGCAGTCGCACGTCTAGCGGAGGCACGTCCACAGATGATGACAAGTTTATGGAAGAAGTGGCCGAGCGTCGAAAGAAGAGATTCGGCGGTGGAGACAAGAAGTAATTTCAGGATAACAATTTTAAAAAGGTAAAAAGATTATGGACAACACTTCTATTTCCTACATGGAACAGATGGGTACTCGTGGCATGCTGAACCACGGTGCGACCATCATTCAGACAGAAGGTAAGGTCGGCGGAACCCGATATGTGTTTGCCGGTCTTGAGGCGCTTATCAAGAATGCCTTCGTTCACCCACCTATTGGTGGTAAGCTTGTCAACCCATTCAAGGGCCCGGCTAAGATTTATGCCGGCGACTTGATTGAGCACGACCTCGGCTTTACAGCTGGCAACGAGGGTCCTGGTGCTACCATCAAGATTCTGAAAGCTTACGGCGTGGCAAAGGCCACTGCTGCGGCTACAGACACAGACATTTATATCGTTCGTAATGGTTTCGTCCACATCCCGTTCCCTGGCGACACCATCATGATCGGCCAGAAGGACTTCAAGACCAAGGCAAAGGGCGTGACCGTGACCGCCGTGGAGGCAACCACCGACACATCGGTAGGCGACGTATGGAAGCTGACCCTCTCGGAGGCGCTTGGCGCATTGAGCGCTGGCGACGTGCTGGTGGAGGCAGAGAAGGCAGGCGCGAGCGTGCTGCCAATGGTAACCAACCCTAACTGCTTTGCTCCGAGCGACAACGATTTCCCTTATTTCGATGCCGGCGGCGACAAGTATCACAAGCCTCGTACAAACGTCAACTTCTGTATGTTGAATCCAGACTGCGTTATGTGGCTTGACCGCATGGGTCCTGTTCCTCCTGCTGTTAAGGCGATGAACAAGTCACTCTACCCAGAGTTCTGGCACATTTAACCTATTGTATAACGTAAAAAGATTGATTCAGGATTATGGCAAAAATTGATATTGGTGTCGAGCAGCTTGCGAAGTTCTTCACTGGTAAGGGTAACAACACTTACCTTCAGAAGTTCGTCAATCGTGACGGCGTACTTCGCTGTAACAACGGCTGGTATCTGACACAGGGTGACATTGATCCAGATCTCACCCCTACATCTAACAATGGTGATGCAACCTTCAAGGTTCGCACACGTACATTGAACCCTGCAACCTTGATGAACCTCCGTGCTCCTCTCGGCGAGGGCTATCAGAACGACCATGAGGGTATTGAGTGGTACACCGCTTCAATTCCAGACTTCGCTGCTGACGGCTTCCGTGAGACTGCGACAGAGCGTTACCACAAGATGAAGCTTCTCCAGGATGAGTTCGGCAACGACGCTGACCTGGTTGATGCTTACCTCGACAAGGTACAGGTATTGTACGACTCACTCGACATGACTATGACCTACATGTCAGCCCAGTTGAGTTCGACAGGTTTCATCGACTACGACAAGATTGGTCGTGGTATCCAGGAGCCTCTGTATGACGCAAAGGTTCCAAAGGAGAACTTCAAAAAGGCGGGTACGCTTGCCTGGAACGATCCAAACTGCGACTTGCTTGAGCAGATGCGCAAGTTTGAGGAGGATTGGCGCAAGGAGAACATCGAGTACCGCAGTGTACCTCTCGTATGGCAGATGACCAAGAACGACTACAATAACGTATTCTTGAAGAACAAGCAGATTGCTGAGTTGTACAAGAGCTGGGCGAACGCTAACTTTGTGGCAGTTTTGCAGAACTACGGTCCAAACAACGCAATGTTCTTGAAGTCTGTTGTTGACCTCAACGGTCTTTCTCCTATCGAGATTGTCGATGAGGTTGAGCACAACAAGCGCTTCGATGGCACAGTTACAGAGATTCGTGGTTGGGCAGACGGAACAGTTGTTCTTCGTCCTGCTGGCAAGCCTTTGCGTTTCATGCGTAAGGAGATCCTTGACAAGCGTATCTTTGACACCCTTGGCAACAAGCTCATTGATGTGGCTTGGGCGCAGACCAACAACAAGCTTGGCTTGCTGCGTAACATGATTACCGCGAACGGTCTCTACCAGGAGTTCAAAACAGACTTGTTCCTCGCTTCTGTTCCTGCCATGCTCGATTCTCCTTACCGTTGGATTATCGACATTACCAAGAAGGGTTAATTCTTTAACGTAACTAGATTGTATGACTATGGATTCGGAGATGAACATTTACACTGTGAACGACTACCTTATTAATAAGGTGAAGTTCGAGATGCCGATGAAGGCTCTGCTGGGCATCATGCACGACAGGGAGCTCGAAAATGGCATCGACCTCGAAGCCTGCGACAAGGACAAGGTGAGACTTGCCTATGCCGACATGCTGAAATGGTTTGTTCTTGGTCCGAGCAAGGTGAACAACACCTCCGATTCCGATAACGGATGGACTCATTCGGGAGGTGGCTATGATATGTCGGACAACGACAGGAGCGAGATGAAGGCAGAGGCTAACGCTATCTATGCAGAGCTGGAGCCTGATTCGATGCTCAAGAAGAAGTCCACCTTCCGGGTGACCTCCCACGGAGTAAAGAGGGCGAATTATTCTCCTTGGGGAGAACCTCTCCCTCACATCATCAAATAAGGCGTATGGAAAAGGAAAACATCAGAAATCCAAGATACCCTCACATCATCAAGATCGTGAGGAAGGTCGTCGGAAAAGCCGACCCTGATGACCCGTTTGCCGATGATGATGCTCCAGTTGGTGAGGACAAGGAAATCATTCTCTACTATGGCGAAGGACGCAGTTACACAGATACCACTACAGAGGGAGACAAGAATGTCGACCAGAACAAGAGGAAGGCATCGATTCCGGTCAGATATGACGAATGGGATGCTGAAAGATGTCCTCTTGACGGCGACACCATCTACTCCACTGTCGGCAACAACACCGAGGTAGGTATGGTTAAGGACTGCGAACCGGATAATAACAGGACTGTTGTGTATTGGAATTTGACAAGGGTTTAGATTATGACAAGTTTATCAGGCCAGTTTTTACAGGTCGAGAAGAAAATCCGTCAGATGGCTGTAGCAAAGATGCAGCAGAAGATGGACCATGCGGCTGAAATGACAATGAAGGCTGCTGACAAGTCTCGAAACTATGATGACGTAACCGGTAACTTGTACAAGTCAACAGCCATCGGTACATATTACAACGGCTCATTGCAGTCGATTCATTATGCTCCAGGCCCAGAGCCAACCCGAGTAACCCTTGCTGCCGGAGAGAGATACAACCTCGATAAGTATTATCGCAGTTCATTCTCCTTCAAAGACAGCGGAAGGAGACCTTACAAGGGTGAATACGGAGAAGGTGGTGAATATGGTCCAAACGCGGCGTGGGATGAACTTGTTTCCAGGGAGCACAACAAAGGAAAGTACGATGCTACATGGCAGATGCTCCTTGTTGCCGGTGTGGATTACGCTAAGTTTGTCGAGGTTAAGAGAGGTCACGACGTGATTACCTCTCTTAGAGAATATTTGGTTAGATACTTTAGAACGATGTAAGATATGGTTAGTATTAAGACTCTATATTTCGATGTCGGCAATGCAATGAAGGGGATTTGTGACAAGCTCTACTCCCGGAGCCGACCAAAAGCAGTTGATACGAAAATCAACAGCTACATCGTGGTATACTTTCCATCTAGTATCTACAATAACGAGATGAACTCAAGTGGAGTTTACAATGATTTCACCACTACAGCTCAAATCGAATTGTATGTGCGCGATAAAGCTTCAGCAAGAAATCCAAACACATTTGATGTTTCTAGCGTTGACGAGAAAGTCCAGGAGATTATGGACAGATTTCCAATCTCCACAAAAAATCTCATTGTTTCCAATCCTCGTATAACACTACAGACAGACGATGGCGCAGGTTTTTCCGTGACAATCATACAGGGAAGGTTACGCACGAAATAAGTATTCAGGTATAACAATTTAAAATATTTTAGATTATGGCTATGACAACTATTGACAAGATGAAGGACATTTTCAATGGTCCTAAAACTCTGCTCTACTCAAAGGCTATTACCGATTTGAGCAAGGCTACAGTTGACATCACCCCAGAGGTTGAGCTTCCGGTTACCGTTGACTCGCTGAAGGCGACTATGGATGACCCAACCATCAACCACTACAAGGTTATCGGTCTTGCAGGCGACTGGGCAACCACAGCTGAGCTCGGCGACTTCAATGTAGAGTTCGTTGTTCCTTCAAAGGCAAAGGACTTGCTGACAATTATGTTCGGCGAGGATGCTATCACAGAGCTGACCAAGGTTACTCTGAAGGGTACAGGTGACGCTACCCTCGACGCTACTACCGGCTTTACAGGTATCGCTGTTGAGCCTAAGAAGTTCAAGATCAAGGGTACTATCGTTATTGTTGACGACGAGAAGGAGAACCTCATGGTTATTACCAACATCGCTCTCTACGCTACATTGCAGTGGGACAACTCCGGTACTGAGCCAGTTGCGTTTAAGTTCTCAGGTTCTATCGAGGGTGCAGGTAAGCGCAGCATCGCTTGGCTTACTAAGGCTCCAGCTGCTGGTGAACCAGGCATTGGCGGTTAATCAAGTAAAGGCTTCTTTAGGTAATTAGATTCAGGATAACAAACCGTTGGGCGGCAGGCTAATCAACAGCCGTGCCGCCCTTCTTCATTTAATAGCATACAATCATGGCAGAAGAAAAGAAAATAGAGCAGCCTTCAGTGGACTTGCAGGAGTTGCTTGACAGCGTGCTGCACGACGAGCCTACCGAGTTCGTGTTCCGTGGCAAGAAGCACAAGCTCGGTTGGCTTCGCAAGGGAACCATGAGCAGGTGTTCCCATATCAGGGCAAAGGAGAAGAACGAATGGAAGCGCAACGTCAAGATTTGTGTCTGCATTCTCCTCAACAACATCTGGAAGATTCGATTCCTGTATTGGATCTACTGGCGTTGGCTCTACTACATCAATGATGTGGACGTGGCCGAGGTGCTGAGAGTCCTCGATGTTTCTAAAAAAAAAATTCCATCGAACGCATTCTCACTGGCTACCATATTAGCGACCGGGATGACGGACGTGATGATGACGATGACGAGGAGCGAAGCAAAAGCTATCCAAGCAGAACCAGCTGGGGAGCAGCCTTCTCACTAGCGGAGAAGTTCAGCTTCCTCTTTCAGCGCAAGTACTTCATTGCAGCCTACGACTACTGGTGGGGCTATTCATCGGCGCAGATTGACCTCATGGTTGCAGACCAGCCTCTTGTCGTCTATCCTAAGACCAAGAAGGAAGGTGGTCCGAAGAAGCACACCAAGAAGGAGATGGATGACCTCTACGACAGGTGGGTGGAGAAAAAGAAGAATGAGGGAAGCCTCGTTGGCAAGAAGATAAGTCTTGCTGATTACTTAAATAATAAACTCTAATTTTAAAACATTCAGGATATGGCAGGTGGAAATTTAGGTGACTTGTGGTTCCAACTTGGTGTCAAGGATAATACCTCCAAGGAGTTGCAGAAAATCATTGACAAGCTTAAGACTGGTGATGATGCTGCGAACGCGCTTCTTCGTGCCCTCCAGGGATTCGGGACAAAAAAGTCTGGATTTAAGGAGCAGGCAGAAAAAGCCAAAGAGTTTGCAGATGTTCTCAATGAGATAAACAGAAGGATTTCCAAACTCAAGAAAAACGACAAAGGTGATGAAGCTAAAGATTTGCAGTTGGCGGTAAAAAACGCTCTCTCCTATCTCGATATGCTTCAAAGAATCAATATAGAGCGCAGCAAGATTTCAGAGCTACGCTCACTGAATCCTAATGTTGATACCTCGAAACTTAGGGAAGCCGAGCTGATGCTTGAGAATATCAATAATCAGCTTTTCAGATTGCAGAATAAAGCACAAGGCGGCGGAGGTGGCGGCGTAGATAGCGCAAAGGTTTTGCAGGATTACGCCAAGGTTCTTCAAATGACATTCCGTGATGTAAAGCAGATTACTGATCAGTTTAAAAAGGAGAACCCTCTTTCTGCCTTTTCCGGTGGAGCAGCAAAGGTTGAAGCTGATATTGCAAGAGTAACCGAAAAGCTCGCTAGGATGCGAGACCTTATGGCAGAGGGAGCCTTGAAGGGTTTCAATACTAACATGCTTGGTGGAAATATTACCGAGCTTGACAAGATACTTGCCAGATTGCAGGCGGCATCTGGAAACAAATCTATCCTCACCGATGCCGCGCAGATGAAGAACCTTCTTTCCGATGTTGCTGTAGAAATGACGAAAGCCGCCGCCGCAACACAGGCATACGGACGAGAGAAGGGAAAAGTCATTGCGCAGGAGAGAGAGTTTGCGGCAGCTTCAAAGTTGAGCGCCAAGGATAATGATGCGGAACTTAAAGCTTTGTCTGATTATGCAAAGCGCTACATGGCATTGCAGGAGGCCAAGAGAAAGGCAGAAAAGCAAGCCTCTGATGAAAGGAAGAGACAATCTGCCGCCGAAGCCAGACGCATAGAAGCCGATACTGAAAGAATGTCTAGGCTCTATGCTAAGATGTCGCTTGTAATCGGTAGAGGCGAACGCGCCGGCATGAGAGGCCTAGAGCTTGGAGTAAATACAAGTGCTTTAGAAAAAGCTCTTTCGGAAGCAACCGAGCTCAAAAGAAGAATAGAGGATGCCAATATTGCCCTTATGGGTAAGGGTAGTAGGCCTTCCTATTCGTCGTATGCGGAGGAAGTGAACAGACTTTCATCAAGCCTTGCAAATGCTACCCAGGCACAAAGGGATTTAAACTCTGCACAAGATAAAGCTAACAGGAAAGCAGAAGCTCAGGCTACAAGAGATGCCGCCAAAGCAAAGCGTGACGACGCTGCGGCAGAAAGACAACGCCAAAGAGAGATAGAAATTTCTACTCGAAGAATGGAAAGGCTCGATGACGTGTTGGTAAGGCTTCGCAAGGAGTATGGAAATTCCGTTAAGTTACAGGTAGATACAACTCAGATTGAGACTAAAATAAAAGATATTGAAAATCAATTCAATTATCTAAAGTCAATATTACAAAGGCTTGGAAGCAGAGATTCTACAGCACTTGGATTAATTACAAACGTTGGCGACCAACGGGAGGTTCAGCTTGCAAATAGAGTTGCTGATGCTCAAAGAGAAGCTAATCGAGAGGCGCAGCGCGGTATTGAACTAGAACAGAAACGTCAGCAGGAGATTGCTCAGTCTGCCGCAAAGGCACGAAACGACCTTGCAGCAGCATTCGCCGGAGCAAACGCTGAAGCGAAGAAGATGCAATCCATAGTCGGAGACATCAAATCTCTCTTCTTGCAGGGAGGTATTGTCTTTGGCGCGCAGCAATTCTTTAATTCAATCGTACAGACCGGTGGTGAGATTGTTCAGCAGCATGTTGCGTTACGCTCCATCCTTGGTGATGTACAGAAGGCTGACGAGCTGTTCGCTCAGACACAGCAGCTTGCGTTGCAGTCTCCATTCAAGTTTGGAGAACTGAACAGAGATGTCAAGCAGTTGGCTGCATTCGGAGTAGAGGCAAACGACTTGTACGATACAACTAAGCGACTTGCGGATATAGCATCTGGTCTTGGCGTGGACTTCGGCCGATTGGGTCTTGCGTTCGGTCAGGTTAAGGCTCGATCTTGGCTCGATGGTAAGGAGTTACGCCAGTTTGCTTACGCAGGACTCCCACTCTTGCAGAAGATAACGGAATTATATAATTCTGAAGGAAAGAACGGTCGCAAGAATTATACCCAGGCAGATGTCAAGAAGATGATTTCCGGAAGACAGGTAAGCTTCGAGGATGTTCAGAAGGTACTGTGGAAGATGACAGACGAGGGTGGCCAGTTCTACAATATGCAGCTCGTGTTGTCCGAAACACTGCTTGGCCGCTGGAATAAGCTTATCGACGCGTGGGATATTATGCTCGGTAAATTTGCAGAAGGAAAGAATGTCATAGGCGGTACGTTCTCGTTTATTATCAACCGAGTAACAGACTTAGTATTAGCTCTTGATAAACTATCCCCTGCTATGCTTTCTTTCGGAGCTATATTTGCTGCAAGGAAACTTGGACTGATGGCTTCCGGTAAGCTCGGATTGGGCTCAATAAACAAGAACTACACTCAGCAGATGAATGCTCAGCTGAGGACTTACGCTATCGAACAGCAGCAACTTGTCACAGAAGGTAAGATTACTCAACAGAAGGCGTTGCAGAATGTACAGGCAAGGGCATACTTGCTGTCTGATACCGCTTCAAGGGCGAATGCTATGTCTCGTCTTGCACTTGAAGGGAAGATGTCTGTTCTTCAGATGCAGAAAGCTGTCAAGGAAGGTCTTGTTACAAAAGAACTTATCAGACAGCTTGCCGTGATGGGGCAGATTACAGCAAGACAGGAGCAGATTATACTCGGAGGAACACGATTTGCCGCCGTAATGAATATGGGTATCTCTAAGATAGGTGGAGGAATTAAGTCTCTCTTTACGATGCTTGGCGGCTGGTGGGGACTTGCAATCGGTCTAGCTGTTCAGACTTTCTCCAGCTACAGCAGTGATATGGATAGAATTTCTGAGAATGCGAAGGGGTTCAGGGATTCTGCATACAACAAGAAGAAAAACTACGAGGATGAGCTCGCAAATGAGAAGCCGGCAAACAGCGCGGACTTACAACAGCGAGTAAACTCAATGAAAGAGCTTCTTCGAAACAGCGGAGATTACACACAGACAATAGAAGATCAGATTACAAGGGCGAAGAATCTTAACGAGCAGTATGATATTCTCAATAAGGGAATAGTTGCCGCTCGTGACAACTCACAGCAGGAAGCAAACGACTCGGATGTTGTTGCTGGAGCACTTGGAGCTTCAGGTGGTTGGGGTTCCGGTAATCCTTTTGCAGACACGATGGAGGATGCTGTCGAAGACCTCAACGAGGCGGTTATCAAGTACCAGACGCTTTTATCTGGACTTGACGAAGATACAAAGTCGAGAATGGATAGCGTTGCTAATCAGTTCCTGAAGCCAGAGGAAAGAGCCATGTCTCTCGATGAGAAGATTCGTATTCTTGCAGAAAGAGGAGGCGCAAATTGGGATTCTTTCGTTTTGAAGTCAAGTAACGGAAGCAATGATATTGCAAATAGCATTTACAAAATAGGAATAAGGGCAAACAAGGTTAGTGATCAGATAAATGATATCGCTAAGAAGAATATTCCTAGAATCATTAACTTCCTTAAGAAGTCATTCAACCTGTTCGGCGTAGATTTCTCTAAGTGGTGCAACAGGAATTCTTCACGTTTTGCGAGCATGATAGAAAGAATGCTCGATGCGTGCAAGGTGAATGTTCCTCAGATTCGTGAGTACTTGAAGTCTATCTTCTATCAGGAGGCTGGTGCAAAACAGCCAAAGAAAGCAGGTGGCGGCAAGGTCGAGAAACCAAAGACGCCTATGCAGCAAAGAGTCCGCAGAAATTTATCCAAGACAGGAAAGAGTAAAGCGAGGGTAGAAGCACAGGCGACTATGCTCGATTCTTATCTTGACGAAACTTCCGACTACAATACGGATAATAACCTGCAAACAGAGTTGCAGAACAGGTACAACGAGTATAAGAACCGCGAGAATAAGTTCAAACGCGGTAAGATATCTAAGGCACTTCGAGATGAGGCTTGGGAAAGCTACAATAGCTTGAATCAGGCGGCATGGGAAGGTCTCGGCTATAAATTCTATCCGCAAGACAAAAAGTCCAATAAGGTTCCGAAAGGAAGAAACGGGAATTCAGGTCGCAAAGAAGATATAGAGCTCAAGCGTTTACAGGAGCGTCTAAGCAGTCTTAAGTCTGCAAGGCAGATGTACCAGAAGTACAAGAGCATAATGTCTGATGAAGAGGCAAAGAAGAAGACTTACAATCTCTTCCCAGAGGTTACCGGTCTTAATCTTGATGACTATCAGAAGGCTGTCCATTCTCTCCTTGGAGGATTCAGTATAAACACCACCGAGAGAAAGAAGTTCCAAACTTCTATCTATCGCGAGGTTGCTGAGTGGCTCTTCGATGAGAAAGACAAGAAGGAGTACGAGAGAAAGGCAGCTGACTTCAATGAGTCCATGAACAAGCTGTCAGAACGTTGGGATTTGTACAAGAGCCTTCTCGAAAAGACAGGCAGCAAGTTCTTTGCTGAGTCCGCATGGATTGACGCTTTCCAGATGGATGACAAGACTCAATCTCTTATGGACGAGTATTACGCTCACTACCATGAGATATTCAATCTTCAGGATTCTCTCAGCATGACTGACGGAGAAGCTAAGGAAAAGCTTAAGCTGCCAAATCAGTACGAAGAGTGGAAGAAGATTACAGAACTACTCCGTGGTAATTACGTTAAGTCTTTGCAGGATGCTGCCGACATCATCGAGAAGACGGAAGATTATGAGGATAAAATCTTAAAGATAAGGGAGAGATACAACGAACTTATCAGCAAGACGAATGATCCTGGTATCAAGGCGAGATATGAGATTCAGAGAGACAAGGAGATTGGTCAGGTTAAACTTGACAAGTTCAAGAACTCTTCTGATTATCTCAACTTCTACGGAGCCATCGTATCTCTCGGTATGGATAAGGCTCAGGCTATCGGAGCAAGAATAAGGCAGAATATCAACGAGGCTCTGCAAAACGGAGCCATCGATGCGAGAGAGTACGCCAAGGAAATCAAGCAGCTTGATGAGCAGTTATCGAAGCTGACGAGTCCAAAGAAGACTTTCCTCAATGGAGGTCTAAAGGGAATGGCTGAACAGAAGATTTCTGATGCCAGCGAGCAGATGACAATCGCAGCAAGTAAAATTGCTGAAGGCAAGAAGGTTCGTGAACTTGGTCTCAAAATGGGAGACGAAAACTTCGTCAAGCGCGGTGATAGTATGATTGCCAGTGGAAAGGCTATGATGAATGCTGCTGAGATTCTGTTTAAGGATGGAACAAAAGCAAAGGAGTCTCTTGATAAGTTTGCTAACGTAGTAAGTATTATCGACCAGAATGTCCAGGGAATGAGTGAAGCATTCAATGACATCAAAGAGACTGCTTCCCTTCTCGGAGCTGACACTGAGTCTGATGGATGGCAGGACGCTTCTGCGTTCTTCGAGACATTCTCCGGCATGTCAAGTTCGCTGTCAAAGGTGGTAACAAGCGCAGAGTCCGGCAACGTTGGTGGAATCCTTGCAGGTGTCACGGGCATATTTACCTCTCCTATCAAAGCCTTTGCTAAGGCTCACGATGCCAAGCTCGACAGACAGATAAAGCTTGCAGAGAGACAGCTGAATGAATTGAAGAACCTATCTAGCAATATCAGTTCCGTTATTGAAAAGACACTCGGTGGAATCTATTCTTACAATAGGTCTTCCGATGCGAATAAAAAGCTCAACGATGTCAAGAATGACTATAAGGCTTGGGATGCTTTTTCTAAGACCGATATTGGAAAGAATTTCTTTGGAGGTCACAACTTCAGTCACTACAGCAAGGAGACTTATGACGCTGTGATGAAGACAGAGACGAATCCTTCCGCATACGCAGATCAGCTCGCCCTACTCAACGCTCAGGAAGACGAGTTGAGAAAGCAGAGACAAGCTGAGGAGGACAAGAAAAAGACGGATAAGGATAAGATTGCCGACTACGATCAGCAAATCAAGGAGATGCAGTTGCAGATTAAGACGTTCGCACAGGACTTTCTGAAAGACGTTTACTCTATCGATATGAAGAGCTGGGGAAATCAGCTGACTGATACTGTTGTGAGCGCATGGACTAAGGGGGAAGATGCGGTTGAGGCTTACAAGAATAAGGTCAAGGAAATGGTTCGCGAAGTTACGAAGAATATTGTATCTCAGAAAATCATGGAGAAGGCACTTGAAAAACCTCTCGAATGGCTTACAGGTATCCTTGATGAAAAGGGTAAACTTGATGAGACCGACATGGACGATTTTGCGGACAAGCTCTACCAAGTTGGCGAAAATGTAGTTCCTCAGTTAACCGGTATCTTCGATGCTCTAAAGGAAAAGGGACTTGATTTGAGAGAAAACGGAAGTTCCTCTTTGACCAACTCGATAAAAGGCATTACCGAGGAGACTGGTGATCTTTTTGCATCCTATCTTAACGCGATTAGACTTGATGTCTCTGTAATTAGGGAAATGCAGGGCAAGTTCCTTCCTGAGATGAGCGAGATTTCAAAATCTCAGCTCACGCAGCTCAACCTTATTGCTCGGAATACCTTGCGTAATGCAGATGCAGCAGAGAGAATCGAGAAAATTTTCATTGAGTATAACGATAACTTCAACAGAGTTATCAATGGTACGAAATCTTTAAAAATGAAATAATTATGTTTGAAAAAAGAAATTTATCAGACAGAATGAAAAACGAGGCAGTTTCACTGGGTCTTTGCGCTCAGTGGACCGCCGAGTGGCACGACAACTCATCCAAGCATGAGATGGTCGAGAAGTTTGTTAAGGGTATCGACTTCTGTATCGGGAAGAACTGGCCTTCGACCAAAGATATGAAGAAGTACTTTGGTGATGTCATTCACGATCATGGTGTTTATGTTGACGAGAACGTTGACCTGCAAAATCCGAAGGTTGTCATCCTCAATGGAGAGTGTGTAGCAAATATCAACTATGACTGGATGGACAGTGGAGAGATATACGTAAGGCACAACTCTTCACTTTACCTGAAGGTTAAGGGATTCTCCAGGGTGTTTGTCAATCTGTTAGATGGTGCAGAGCTTCATGTTGAATGCGAAGATACCGCAAAGTGCTTCGTCTACCAATACGGAGGAACAGTCGTGAAAGCTACCGGACCAGTCAATATCAGGGATAGACACGATTTTAAGTTCAATTAACGCATATTTATACGTGTATTACTTGCATATTTATGCAATATTTTGTATATTTGCATTTATAAATAGTTGATTTAGGTATGAAAGATTATTTCAGGATATACATGCAGAAGGAAGGCGATGGGAACGAGGTGAAGGACTCCATCGCCGACTTCGGTATGTATGTTAGCGAGAATCCGTTCAAGCCATGCGATTCTGTCAAGGAACCTGCAAAAAGGGAGTGGCACGACGAGCATGGTGACGACGAGTATATCGGAAAGGATGGTCTCTATATGGCGGCCTACGAGAATAAGGTTAAGTTTATGTTCCACGGCGAGGCTTTCGGCGCTAACGAGAAATGTAAGGCTTTTATTGATTACATCCGCAAGTCAGGCATGATGAAGATGTATTGCGGCTTCAATAGAATCGGAAGACAGCATGTAAGACTTAAGGATATTGATCCAAACCTATATAGAGATCCGGATAACGAGGACTTGCTAGTTCTCTCTATCACTTTCAAGTTTAACGACCCTGTTACTGACATAAAGCCAATCATGGACGCACAGGGCAGTATTTCAAATTTAGGATAAAGACACATGAGTACTTGGAATATTTATCATAAGGATGGCTCGAAGCTGACAGACGTTAACGGAGAGCAGATAACCGTTCATGGATTGGAATACTCCGATTCTTGGATGGGTGAGTGCTTCGTGACTATCAATTTCAAGCATGAAGTGCCTATCAACTTTCAGATAGGCGACTATATTGTCTATCGTGGCGAGCGGTTTGAGCTCAACTACGAGCCGGGCAAGGATAAGCAGGCCAGACCCGACACATATGGAGAGGGCTTCGTATATGACAGCGTAAAGTTCAATGCATTGCAGGATGAGCTTGCCAGGGCAGAGTTCCTCGATGTGGTATTGAACGATAACGAGCTTCACTACACTGCCCTACCGAAATTTCCATTCTATGTACAGACTTTGGATGATTTGCTCGACAGAATCCAGGCATGCTTAAACGAGCAGATTGGTGCAGGTCTTTGGAAGATTTACTCCCGAAACAAGGAGCGTTCCGTGCAGCGTGGAGCCCTCGAAAGTGAGTGGTTGTCGGTTTATGGTGAGAAAACCGACGATAACGTCATCGAATCGATGTCCATTACAGTGGATTCGCAGACCTGTTGGCAGGCCCTTGCGCTTGTGAACGAGAAGTGGGACATAAACTTCATCGTCAGAGGAAGAAACATATATGTCGGTACTACCGGAATACAGGCAAACCATATCTTCAAGTATGGCATCGGTAATGGATTATATGAGATTGTTCAGAACGCTGATTCCGACCAGAGTGTCGTTACGAGATTGAGAGCTTATGGTTCCGAGAAGAATCTTCCTTCTCACTACTATGCGGACCTAGGTGTCAAGTACGTGGCGAACATCACGAAAGTCGTCGGGGCCAGCACGAATGTTACACTTGAACTGGACCTCGATTATATAGAGACATATTTCAAGAATCCGAGAAAGTATATTGTTTCTGGAGAAACTGGCGAACAGTCTTTCGGTTGGGTACTTAAGGTTACATTTGATTTCAAGACTGAGATTACCGGTTATGTAACACAGACATACGACTCTAAAAAATGTAGATTCTATTCTGAGCTGAAGGGAACACAGACTGACACCGGAGATGAGGAATCAAAGGAGAAGCTTGATGCGTTTATTGCGCAGGTCAAGGCCGGAAATACAAAGATGTATATCACGTCCGGTCTCAACAAGAAGGCTGTTCCTTCATCTATGAAGGAGTATGCAAAGAATCTTCCGAACAACATGTCCATCAATAGACTTATGTTGCCTGGATTCCCTCATGTATCGCTGAGTGATTTCTATAACTCACTCACGAATGAAGAGAAGAGGTACGTGAATCCTACCGGAAGACAACACAGATTCTCCACAGATCCACACAGGCCATACATCGATTCTATCAACATCGAGCAGATTGGTCTTCGTTCTGCATCGCAGTTCTTCGATACCGATGATAAGACGAATGGAGTTATTGAAATCTACCCTACTATCGAGGAGATGGAAATCGGTGGCGTACGTGTTGATGAGATTGATAAGGGTGTGGCTCCTGATGATGACGGAAGATTTGGCGATAATGAAACCGTAAAGAATGTTGATATCTATCTTAAAAAGGCTATCGACTTTGATATCAACGACTTAAAGGATGACGACTTCTCCATCTCGATGAAGGATGGTATGTGTGGCGGACGAACATTCAAGGTAGCATCCTCAACCAAGATTGATGGAAGATGGAGGCTTACTATTGAAAGAGTAAAGGACGACGCTCTTGAGCTGTGGTTTCCATACAAGGACTACCCTATCAAGAAAGGCGACCATTTCGTTCTTACCGGCATCACCCTTCCTGATTCGTATGTCAATGCTGCATCACTGAAGCTTCTCAAATACGCCATAGCATTCATTGACAAGAACGACTATACAAGGTACGTCTATCAGCCTAAGGTTGATGAGATTTTCATGGCAAGACAGCATGATCTTGCTGAAAAGGATACTACAGGAGTTATCAAGAGTCTTCATGATACGCTCAAAGCCGGAGACTTGATGGAGTTTGAAGATACTGACCTCAGAATTGGCGGTGTAATATCCATAGATCAGCTCACAATCAAGGAAGAAGATGGTAAGATTCCTACCTACGATATAACTCTTCGCGAGGATAAGGAGGTTGGAACTATACAGAAAATTCAGCAACAGATATCGTCGCTCCAAAGTGGAAATGGCGGAACAGGTGCAGGCTTGACAACTACCCAGGTCAAGAGTCAGGTTGCGACAGAGGGAAGTAAGCACTTCATCTCAAAGATAAACGATGACACCGCAAAAGGAACTATCACTTGGGAAAAGGTGCAGAAGTTCTTGCAGGGATTGCTTGTCGGTGGAGGCTCGTGGACTCCAGATGCAGAAGGTCGTTCGCACCTTATCACAGATTACTTGGAGGTAAGAATGAAGGCTATCTTCGAGGAGCTGGTCATCAATAAAACATCCACCATTGGCGGTAAGGAGATAATCTCTCCTGCTGGCGGTGTGGTGGCTCATAAGGTAGAAGAGGTTACTGGGACATATAATAATGTGTCACAGAAGGCTTATCGTTGCTATTTCTTAGCAGAGCAGGATGGTGATGAGGTAGATAATGATTTCGCTGTTGGCGACCAGGTGCGCTCGGAATCATTCAACGTTCGCAAGGGCACTTATCACAAGGCTGGCAATCACTTCTATTGGCGATTGGTAATCGGTCGTGATGAAGACCCTGTAGAGCTGGAAGGAAAGAAATATCATTATATCGACCTCTCTGATACCGATTGCGCTACGGCTAGCGATGTTCCTGCTAAAGGTGATGTGCTCAATCAGTGCGGTAATAGAACCGATGTAGAACGCCAGAACTGTCTTATCTTCTCGGCGGTAGATACCTATTCGCCATCCATCAGCCTCTATCACGGCATCAACAGCTATTCCTTTGCCAATAGGGAGTATGTGGAATATGGTGTGAATAAGCAGACGAACAAGGCTTTCTTCCACGTCTACGGAGATATGTACTTCGGAGACCGACCTACTAGT